TAGCAAAACGTAGTGGAAACTTGTTCTCTGGCCCATACATTAAATGTATTGGTAGCTCGTATACGTGTGTACCATTTTTACGTTGACGCTCTGTTGTTATCTCTTTGATACCTAGTATCTTGAAGATAGTCATTGCCTCGCGGGCAGATCTAATTTCTGTTGACATGTATTCCATATTATTTAATTTACTTTATAAAACGAGGTGGCCAAGTGAGTAAGAACAGTCAGGCTGGGGCCTCACCTGTTAGTTCCATTTTACTGAACACGTCTCACGCGCCACACTCGTATATTATTTAAGGCAAGTGCCGTAACCTTTACGACTACCTGCTTTTATTAGTGCTGCAGATTGTGCTTGCGACACTATTTGTATTGTATTACCTGTTTTGTGATTAGTGAGTGGAGCACAAGCAACACGCTCGATACCACTACAACTTACACAAGTTTTGTACCCGTATTTAATTCTTATTGGGTGTACGGGCTCACCACATTTACAATAATTATTCATATTTAATAAGCTTTTGTCATATTATATTCAATTATATTATCCAAAAGTAATCGTATTTAATTTGTATTTATTTTACGTTTGGTTTTGAAATCCATACTTGAAATACTTTTTCTGTCGCTACAAGTTTATAAGTTGTTGCAAAAGAATCTACAGTTTTACATTGTGTTGGATTATCTCCTTGCTTAGTGCATAACTCTCTAGTGTCACCTACTTCATCACTCATATTTACCGTAACGCTTTTAGCTCCAGTGTATTTCACATAGTGATAGTTTTTATTGTGTTTACCAATATAAAAATACTCTAAGTCTTCATAATTCATATCTTCACAGTATAACACCATCTCGCTTCTACCAAATATACCTTTAGTTGTTACGTCAATTATTTCTGGTATTTGTGCTTTAACCACATGATTACCTAGTAGTAATGCAACTGATAATGTTAATTTTTTCATATTAGTATACCTCTGTTAATTTAATTTCTCTTTTATTATTAGTAGTTTCAACATAGAATTTAGCATTATACATGTTTTCATGTAACAAGTATACTGCTAGTTCGTCGTGACCGCTTAGTTGAGCGTGTATGTTACCTTTGATAAAAGAGCTCGCTATACCACTAATTTGGTTTTTAAGACTACTAAAACCTACGATTTTCTCACCGTTTAGCTCTGCGTAGAACTCAAAACTGTCATAGCGAACGTCGTTTATTTCAGGTAAGTTAGCGATATTTACTACATAGGCAACGCCAAAGTTAACAGTCCAGCTAGTGTCGAGACCACTACAACTTGATATTGCACGAGTAGTTACGCTGTTGTCACTCATAATTTTTACATTACAAGCATTAATTAAGTCTTGCTCATACTGCTCTTGTCTACTTTCACAAGAGGTTAATGCGAGAGTAGTTGCTACTGCCATCGCTATAAATTTGTTATTCTTCATAAATATGTCTTTTTAGTGCTACTAAATAATAGTAGATTAGTAAATATACCGCTAAATCTATTGGTGTCATTAGTTTTCGTTTTCAATTAATATAGTTCTATTTCTTACTGTAAATAGTATTTCATCTAAGTTTTCTAAGTAACTAATTCCAGTTTCAGTATCTACTTCACCTGATTTTATATCCTCAGTAATCCACTCTATCATATCTTCAACAGTATTTATCACTTCTAAATGGTCTTCTCTTTCGATAATCACTTTTTCATCTTGTGCTTGAGCGAAACATATTCCGCTTAGTAATACACTTGCTACAGTTAATTTAATTTTATTCATATTAGTAGTATTTATTTGCTTGTTCTTCGTTATACTTCTCTTCTAGTTTAGCAAACCACTTATCAAACTCAGCAAACTTATCATGCTCGTGCTTTACTTTAATCTTTTCTCGTGTTACCTTATTGTCTTTGTCAATAGATAAACTTATTCCATATTGTTCCCAAGTAAATTTCATATTATTATTCTTTATTTTATTCCCAAGAGCGACCATGTTTACGGTCGTCTTCAATTAGTTTTTGTACACATTTTCCCCATGACTCACGACTCTTATATCTCTTGTCTGCACTTGACATATATTCTTCAATATACTTATCTACTTCTTCCATAGTTTCTGCACCGAGAGATGTCCACTCGCCATACTTATCTGTCATCTCTACTCTGTATATTCCAGAGTCATATTGAGTTATTTCCACTGATTCTTTATTCATAATTGTAATTTTAGTAGTGTGGGTGGAATCGAACCACCATTAACCGTTCACACTTAGTCTACTTGGCACTCTCTCGCCCAAGTCGGAATATTATTTGAGTTGGTATAATTACCATACTTTTGGAAACATTCCATTTCTTCTAGTTTCTCTTGATTTAAAGAGTAAACACCGTCGTGGTCATATTTAATGACGTCACCTTTTTTGTTAGTAAACTGAATCACTAATTCTTTACCAACCATTCCTTTTGAGACTACAAATCTCTTTTTTTCTACTACATTTGACATAATTCTTTTATTTTAGTAAGTTAATTGTTTTAGTTAATATTTCTTCTTTTTCTACCATACTACAAGTATCATAACCGAACTCTGAGTATATTTCTTGAGCCAACAAGTCTTGTATTTTATTCCAGTATGTTACCATTATATCTGTATCACCATATTGTTTCGCGTAGTTGTAATGGTATTTTAAGGTATTTAATTTAGTCATAATTTATATATTTTTATCAGTTATATTATCCAATTAGTATCGTATTTAATTTGTTATTTTGATGGAGTATATTGTCCGTCAAGGTATTTATTAAACGTAGTAATATCTTTGTTGAATGACTTTAATTCTTCTAAGTCAATATAAGTATAACCTTTTAATGAGAATTGTTTTGACAATGGTATTTCTTGATAATAAGAAGGTAATTGATGTAATTGAAAAGGTATATAAGTTTTATTGTTTAGAGTAATAATGTTAAGTTGATTTGATTTAATAGAATTTGACATTGTTAATTAATTTTTAAGTTTATTATTATTTATTTTAAGTTCAATTATATTATCCAGTTTAAGTCGTATTTAGTCTGTTTTTTTATTCTCATTTATTAATACTTTGTAAGGAGTACCGTTGTAAAAACGAAGTAATTGTTTTGAATTTAGTTTGTTTAATTTCTTGTCGAAACAAACTCTGTAAGTTTTATTTTTTTTCATAAGAATATTTTTTAATTGTTTAATAAATAGGTTATATCATCTAGAGTAGTTTCCATATATTTCTCTCGACATTCATTCTTATTATATTTGAATATATTTTTTAATAAGAATTGAAGAATTTTAATTTTTAAGGTCATAATTTATTATTTATTAGATTCATATATATTATCCAACGAGTATCGTATTTAGTTTGTATGTAAAAGTAGGTAAATCGTTTAGTGAATAGAAATCGTTAGGAGTTACTACTCTCATTCTCTTGTTCTATAACGAATTTTTCCATAAAGTAACAAATTGTACCAGTAATTGTAAGAATAGTAATAATTTCTAAAATGTATAATAACATATAATTTAATTTAGTGTGACATTAGGTAGTTAAGTAAAGAATAGTAATACCCTTTTGTCACTGTTTTGTAATAGACTACCGAAGTAGTTTCGACTATTGAAGTCTCATCAGTATTACTTATGAAAGTCGAGCCCACACAGGTAAGTTATTACTGTTAGTGTAGTTACCGTATTTCTGGAAACACTCCATAGTTTCAAGTTTCTCTTGATTGATTGAGTATACATCGTCATGATTGTAAGTGAATGTACCTTTTTTAGTTGTGAATGTAATTTCTACATTTTGTCCGATTAGAGATTTTGAGATAACGAATCTTTTCTTTGTCAATTTAGTCATAATAATTTAATTTAGTTTAATAGTTTATTTGTATATATTATCCAATGTTAGTCGTATTTATATTGTGAATAATATTGTTAGTTGTATTGTTATTGTAATAAGTTGTAGTATTATTGTATTTGTTTTATTGTATGTATTATTTGAATTTCTCATTACATAGTTATTATCCAATACATATCGTACTAAGTTTGTAAAAACGTAGAAAAATACAGAAAATCGGTAAAATATGTGGCGGGCTGGTGAAATAATATTGATTTTTGTATATGGCTGGGTATCAGGTAGGTAGGGGGCTACACAAAATATATACATTTATAACAATTTTTTTGTGACATTAGCCTATTAAGAAGTATTAGTAGCACCCTTGTGTCACGCTTTTAATATATTAACTATACGAGTAATAATATCTATATGGCACAGAAACTATCACCAGAAGCTGCTAAAGCTAAAGCCAAGAGAGATCTTGAGTATGCTAAGTCTCCTAAGCGTAAGCTAAGGAAGGCTCAGAATCAAGTAAAGCGTCGTGCTTTAAAAAAGAAAGGTTTTAGCTTATCTAATAAAGACGTGCATCACTGTCCTGAGTCTGGTAAATTAACATTGGTGTCGGTAGCTAGTAATAGAGGTAATTTCGGTAACGGTACTAAAAACGAAGGATAATGGCATACGTACAAAAAAATAATCCGTTTCCAGTTACTAGCTGTGGTAGACGTAGAGCTGGTGGTATAGGTAGTGGCTTTTTAAAAGCTGAACCACGTAGGACTATTGGAAGAGGTAAAAACTTTAATCCAGTATCAAAAGATAAGAGTGCTACAGGTGGCGCAGCAGGTGGTGGTATGACTGAGAAAGGTGTTACAGAATACAAGCTTAAGAATCCTGGTAGTAAGTTACAAACCGCAGTGACAACACCTCCTTCTAAGCTTAAACCTGGTAGTAAAGCTGCTAAACGTAGAAAATCATTCTGCGCTAGATCTAAAAACTGGAAAAGTGAAAGAGGTTTAGCTGCTAGACGTAGATGGAATTGTTAATACACATATATTAAGACATGGCGTTCAAAATGAAATATAAAAACCTTGAAGAGGTTGTAAAAGAATTAAAAGGTGCTGTTAAGGCTCATGCTAGACAAGCTAGTGTTGTAGAAGGCCATATTAAAGACATGCGTAAGTCTTCGCCTAAAAAAGGTAAGATTAGTGCTAGTTGTAAAGCTCAAGCTAAAAAGAAATTTAAAGTTTGGCCTAGCGCGTACGCTTCTGGTTGGGGTGTTAGATGTACTCGCGGTGATTTTAAGAAAAAAAAGTAATGGCTTTTGAACAATTAAATAATCCGTTTAAGAAAGTAAAAGGTGGTGGTACTAGAAAAGTATGCCTACCCGCAGCTAAAGTTCGTAGCATGTCAAAAGAAGAGCGTCAGAAAGTTGTCAACGCTAAAAAAGCTGCTGCTTCAAAAGGTAAATACAAGAGATCAAGCAAAAGTAATGTAAAAGGTGCTCGTAAGAAAGGCGCTACGCTTAGAGATTGGTTCCAAAAAGAAAACTGGGTGCAAGTTGGTAATCCTAGTAAAAAGTGCGGCGAATAAGTAATAGTATAAACATCGATAAATAAATAAAGATATGGCATTTAAAATGTATGGCAAATCGCCAATGATGAAAGCTTTAATTGGAAAGCAAAAAAATTTACCAGAAGAGTTAAAAGCTAAAATTCTAGCTGCTCCAGATGATTCACCTAAAAAAATGTATGGTAAGTCACCTAAGAAAAAATATAAGTCAGATGCTCAACGCAAAGCGGTGCACGCTAGTAAAGCTGAGTCTGGAATGAAAAATTATATGAACCCAGAAGAGTACAAGGTTTTCAACATGGGTAATACACCTAAGAAAATGTACGGTAAAAAGAAAAAATAAGATATGGCATTCAAGATGAAAGGTTTCTCTGGTTTTAAAAATAAAGACGGAGATAAAGTAAAAGTAACTGAGGCAGAATTAACAAAGCCTCGTGGATACGACCCTAGTAAAACAGGTGAGGAAAAGTATCCAGAAGTAAAAACTGTAACAGAAAAATCTCTTAAGCCTGGTTGGACACAAAAAGGCAATAACTACTTTTTTAAAGGCGATCTTGTTTCTAACCCTAACATGAGTGATGTTTTCTCAAGAAAACCAGTTAAAGCATTACACAGAGGTGGTGAGGGTGTGTCAAGTAAAGACAGAGAGCGTTTAGGAGGAGCTGGCAGTCCAAAAGCAAACTACATGAAAGGCTATGCTAAGCCAGGAAGTAAGAAAAGAAAGAAAAAATAAATATCGGAAACACCGATTTTAACCACGTTATTAACCTAAAACCAATTATTATGACGTATTTGTATTACAAAACAAGTTCGTGGACCGGAAATCCACAAGTAAACGAAAAAACCAAAGAGCAGTGGGTGCATCTTGCAGACAAAAAGAACTGGAGGATCACTCAACTGCCAAATGGTTACTACCAAACAGAAGTCTCTAGACCTGATAACGAGGGTGAATGGGCGGATGTTACACGTAGAGAAACCTTAGAGGGTGCAGAACAGGCGATCGATGGATCAATTGAGCACTTTACTAAGAAATTAGAGGCTACGAAGGGGCCTAAAGTTGTAAAAACCTTCAACAAATAAGCAATATTTTAATTTAATTTACTATAATGGAATACAATCTCCCTAGCGAGATCGTCAAAGAGCTTAATTTTGGCGATGAAGCTAAAAATAGAATTATTGCTGGCGTAGACAAGTTAGCAAAAGCAGTAAAATCAACACTAGGAGCATCTGGAAAGTGCGTTATCTACGAAGACGCGCGAGGAAACCCTGTAATTACCAAAGATGGTGTTACAGTTGCTCAATCAGTAGTGTTGCTTGACCCAGTAGAAAACTTAGGAGCAACTCTTATTAAAGAAGCTGCGCAAAACACAGTGAAAGAAGCAGGTGATGGTACCACTACGGCTACCGTCCTTGCTGAAGCACTGTTGAAAGAAGTTAATAATGAAAACTGGAAAGATGCCTCTATAAGAGAAATTAAAGAAGGCATATACTCCGGCCTTAAAAAGATTAACGAATATCTTGACGGCAAAGCTATTAAAGTTGAAGGAGACATGCTTAAAAGTGTATCTGCTATCTCATGCAATAATGATGAACTATTAGGATCGATTATCGCTGAAGCTTACGATAAAGTAGGTAAAGACGGCGTGGTATTGATGGAAACATCTGAAACTGAAGAAACCTACGTTGAATTAGTAGATGGCGTTCAAATAGATTGTGGATTAACTTCTCCACATTTCGTTACAAACACAGAGAAACATAAATGTGAACTAGAAAATCCTTTAGTTCTTATAGTATCCTCTGAAATCCCTAACATACGTAAAATCCAAACAATATTAGAACATGTTATCAAACAAGGTAGAGCCTTACTTATTGTAGCACCTGTTGCTCAGCAAGTAAAATCTGCGTTACTTATGAATAAAGTAAAAGGTAACATTAAGGTTAACATTGTTGATCTACCAGGCTTTGGACCTACTAAGAAGGACTGTACTGAAGATTTAGCTATATTAACCGGTGCTACTGTAATAAATGAAGAGCTAGGTGATGATTTAGATCTTATTAGCGTTGATCATTTAGGAGAAGCTGAGTTTGCTACTACAGATGATAAGAGCACTGTTATAACGCTAGAAGAGATGAACGAAGATATTGAAGAGCGTATTGATGAGGTAGTCAAGAAGATCGCTGATGAAAAGAACGGGTTTTTAAAGAAAAAGCTAGAGTCTAGATTAGCCATGCTATCTGGTAGCGTTGGCATCATTAGAGTTGGCGCTGATTCTAAAGTAGAGCTTAAAGAAAAGAAAGATCGCGTTGAAGACGCTATATATGCAACAAAAGCGGCACTGAAAGAAGGCATTGTTCCCGGCGGTGGTGTAGCGTTGTTAAACGCCTCTCAAAAAATTTCGACCGACAACGTCGGCGAAGAGATTCTTCTAAAAGCTATTAGAACTCCTTTCGACACTATATTAGCAAATGCTGGTATAGAAGTTATGGATGGAACTGTAGATCATGAAGGTTATGGTAAAGATGCTATAACTGGAGAAAGAATTGATATGATCAAATCAGGCATCGTAGATCCCGTACTTGTTACCAAGTCGGCGCTGAAAAACGCGGTGAGCGTGGTATCAACCATCATCTCTGCAGATTGTGTAATTTCAAACATCCGAGTAAATGAAGGCAGTTAACGATTATATAGTTGTAAATAAAGAAAAGGTTGGGCCTAAGAAAATAGGTGGTTTAATATTAACAGAAGATCTAGACGAAGAAAACAGATATATTAAAGCTACCATAGTTTCAACTGGTAACTTAGTGCAAGGATTAAAGGATGGTGATATAGTCTATTACGATAAGCATGCTGGACATGGTATTACCTGGAAAGATACGATGTACCAAGTGATAAGAGGTCGCGATGTAGTTTTAGTAGAATAGATTTATTACGTGTAATTACTACTATGTAGATTAAACATAAACCATAATCCACAAACTTTAAACATAAAATCTAAAACAAATTATTTATTAATCATTAAAAATTACAATTATGAGAATTTTACATTTCGTAGATACTGCAGGTACTGATGAAACTTTTGTTCCAGCAAGCGCTATCACAATGATTCAAGTTACTGATAACGCTAGTGTTATTGTTGGCTTTAAAAGTGCAGATCCTGCTGTTACAGCTAATGATCAAGTTGATTTAACTTGTACTGCTGGTAAGTCTGATGAAGTTGCTTTATTTTTAGCACAAACAATGGCTCCTGGCAATGTAGGTCATGGCAATGTAGTTACTGTTAAGGCTGGCGGAACAAACGCTTTTGCTGATGTTACTACTGTAGCTTACACCGCTGGTTCTTAATCTTGAATGAGATTAACTAGTCACGATTTACGTGAATTACAAATCCTTAAGTATTACAGGCTCACTAGAAAGTGGGCTTGTAAGACTTACGGGTTAAAAGACGCAGACTTAGAGTTACTAATCTATTTAGACTGTAAGAAGCGTTTTACAAGACAAGAATTTATAGACGGAACTTACACATACTCTTGGGATAAAGAGAGATGGGAGCGTCTTAGAAAAGAAGGCTGGATAGAGGTTTGGAGACATAGAAATCGCACGACGATAAAATATAGCGTATATAAAACTTCATTTAAGTGCAGCCAATTAATAAGTAGAATATATAGAATACTACTAGGTGAGGAAGACTTACCTACTTCATCGAGAAGTAAATTCTATAATAACGAATCATATACTGACAAGGTTTACAACAAAGCTATTGATGATATGATTAAAGATCCAGATAGGTAATGGCGTTTAAACTAGGTTCAAATAAAGGGTTGCAGGCTGAAGGTGGTAATATCAAAAGTAAGTTTAAATTTAAAACTGAACAAGAGGTTATACCTGGAACACCTGTATTTAGAAAGAAGCTAGGCGATGGTATTTTAGCTGAGGCTAATATGGATGGATCTATTTACGTAAGCAAAGACTTAAGCTTAGATGATCCAATGCTACATCAAACCATGAGGCATGAAATGCAACACATAACAGCTATGAAGCTTGGTACAGAAACTTATGATGATAATGCTGTTTATTACAAAGGCGAAACGTGGTTAAGAGAGGATGGGTTTATAATAAACCCTCACAATGGTGAAAAACTAATAGAAGGAGATAAACGACTTCCTTGGGAAGCAAACAAAATTTAGATCATGGCATTTAAGCAAAAAAAATTCTCAGGGTTTAAGCCACCTCAAGAGAAAAAACAAAACAAAATGATAGATAAAGGTGGTCCAGTATCCCCATCTCGCACAGGCATGACCTACGTTCATAAGTACGATGATGATGGTAAATTACTACCTGGTTATCCTAAGTGGGTTAAAAAAACAAAAAAATAATGTGGAGTTTATTTAAAGATAAAAACGAGATTAACGAAAAGAACGTGGTAGGCTTTTCTTCATTTGTAGTAATGTGTTTATTTGCTATTGCAGATTTAGTTACTAGTTTTATATTCGTTAATGGTACATTAGTAATAAACGAAGTTATATACAATTCATTCGTATGGGTAACGTTAGGATGTTTTGGAATTAGTTCGTTTGAAAAAGTAAAATCGAAATAATATGCCTACTAAGAAATTCAAACCTCACATGATGTATAAAGGCAAAAGCGCTATTATGGCTAAAACTTACCAAAAACATCTAGAGCTTAAAAAGAAAGGTTATGGTCACACTAAACCTAAATCTAAATGAGTATATTAAATAAAATATTCTCTGCTGGAGCGGGTGATCTTGTAAAAAACGTAGGTGGAGTTTTAGATAACTTAACCACTACTAAAGAAGAGAAGCTAGAAGCAGAGAGAAAAATAAAAGAATTAATCGCTAACTACGAAGTTGAGATGGAAAAGAACATCACATCTCGTTGGGAAGCAGATTTAAAGTCAGATTCATGGCTTAGCAAGAATGTACGTCCAATGACGTTAATATTCTTAATAGTATGCACGATGCTATTAATATTTATTGATGCTGGTGCAATTAACTTTAATGTGAAGGACTCGTACGTAGACCTTCTTCAACTAGTATTAATAACAGTGATCGGAGCTTATTTTGGCGGACGCTCACTAGAAAAAGTAAAAAAATAAAATTATGGCAATATCACAGGATACAGCTTATGGCTTTGGTCAATTAGGATCTGCATTTAATGACGGAACAGCAGCTATGACACCTCCAACTGGCAAGGTGTTTGTAGCTATAACTTTTTTAGCTGACACTACATTTGACGCTAGTGGAGGCTTGATAGCAGACACAGCTCATACAGCTACTGAAGGTTTAGAATACGTAGGTACTGAGGCAGCTGCTCACAATCTAGCGGTAGCATCTGAAACAGCTATCAGTGGTGGTGGCGGTCTACAAATAGACGCTTCAAACACATTTCCACAAGGAGTTACCATTTACGGTAGATGGACAGAGATTGATCCAGCGTCTGGAATGTTAATAGCTTATATAGGAGAATAAAAATAAATCAAATTAAATTAAATTAAATTATGGCAAAAAGAAAGACCCCGAAGACGGTGGACTTAAAACCCCGTGCGGAAAAAATTACAGATCAGCAATTAGAAAGACTTCAAAGAACCGTTAGCGGTATCAATAGAGTTAAGTCTGAACTAGGAACTATAGAGGTTCAAAAGCATAGTTTGTTACACACTGTTAACGATCTACAAGCTGTGCTACAGGAACTTCAGCAAGAGTTTATGAACGATTACGAAACTACAGACATAAACATTCAAGATGGTTCTATAAAGTATAAAGAAGATGGCAAAGCTGATAAGAAAGATTAGTGTAGGTAAAGATTATAAAAATGACGCCATGCACTACGCTGTTGGACAGGAAGTGTATGGTGGTCATACTATCTGCGATATAATAGAGGAAAAAGATAAGTACTCTATATATATTAGAAAAAACAAAAATGTTATTCCTTGGAAGGACTTTAATAAAAACATGGCTGTATCTGTTGAATATAATCTAGAGTATTAATGAGAAGTATACATAATTTTGTAATTGAGCCTGATGGTGAAAGATACAATAACACTGTAGACGTCGATGGATCTAGCCTAATATTAAACACGGAGGTTTACAATCACCAATATGTAAACAGAGAAGCCAAAGTTATAAGTACTCCAAGAGTTAACAAAACTAATATACAAGACTTAGACTCTGTGCTTGTGCATCACAACGTGTTTAGAAGATGGCATGATGTAAAAGGTAGAGAAAAAAATAGTAGAAGTTATCTAGGCGATAATAGATATATAGTATCAGAAGATCAAATATTTCTATACAAAAGAAACAACGATTGGAGATGCTTACCAGGCTACTGTTTTGTTCAACCGTTAAAAGCGGTAGACAACTTCAACACAGAATCAGAAAGACCTTTGATAGGTATTGTTAAATACTCAGATGGACTAGTAGACGTGGGAGATTTAGTAGGATTTGATCCTGTCTCTACGTACGAGTTCGTTGTTGATGGGGTTAGACTTTACCGAGCATTATCCAAATTTATTACAATTAAATATGAGTATCAAGGAAACGAAGAAGCGTATAATCCTAGCTGGGCGTAAAGCAGTTGATGAGTTAATTAAAGTTGCTCAAGAGCAAATCATTACTAATACTGAAGATGATGTGTCTGCTGATAGACTGAAGAACGCTGCTGCTACTAAAAAACTAGCTATATTTGATGCATTTGAAATCCTCAACCGTATACAAGAAGAAGAAAATATTTTGGAAGGAAAGACACAAGAAGAAAAAAAGGAACGAGTATTTAAGGGCTTCGCGGAAGGCAGATCAAAGTAATAGCGTTTTTGATGTACGAACAAACATTATATAAAATAGTTGAACCAGTTAAGAAGACTACAATAAGTCGACTTAACAAAAAGCGTAAATGGGAGTATGGATACAATAAAGAACATGATATTGTGGTTATCAGCAAAACTGGTAAAATTGGACAAATATATGAAATCCAAGGCTTGCAGATTGGCTTGCCGTTGGAACCACTGCGAGTGCGCTTGCCTGACGCAGAGAAATGGCAAAAGCTAGAATATCCAAAAGAGCTAAGTAAGCTTAAAAATATATTTGACTGGAGAAACTATCCTGAAGAGCAAAAGGATAATTGGTATGATTTTATTGATGAAGAGTTTAAATATAGAGATGAAGGCTATTGGTTTAATAATAACGGTGAACCTACATATATAACAGGTAGTCATTACATGTATTTACAATGGAGTAAGATTGATGTTGGAGCTCCAGACTTTCGTGAAGCAAATAGGTTGTTCTTTATATTTTGGGAGGCGTGTAAAGCGGATAAAAGATGCTACGGTATGTGCTATTTAAAAAACAGACGTTCTGGTTTTTCTTTTATGTCTAGCGCAGAAACAGTTAACTTAGCTACTATATCGAGTGACTCTAGATATGGAATACTATCAAAAAGTGGTGCAGATGCTAAGAAAATGTTTACCGACAAAGTTGTTCCAATATCTATCAACTATCCGTTTTTCTTTAAACCGATACAAGATGGTATGGACAGACCTAAAAGTGAACTTGCTTATAGGGTTCCTGCAAGTAAGTTTACGCGTAGGAAAATTACTGCAAACGAAAAGCAGGAAGAGCTGGTTGGACTTGACACTACTATTGATTGGAAAAACACAGGTGATAACAGTTATGACGGTGAAAAGCTTAACTTGTTAGTTCACGATGAAAGTGGTAAGTGGGAAAGACCTGATAATATTTTAAACAACTGGCGAGTTACTAAAACTTGTTTAAGGTTAGGTAGCAGGATTATAGGTAAGTGTATGATGGGATCAACGAGTAATGCTCTTGATAAAGGTGGAGATAATTTTAAGAAGTTGTATAACGACAGTGATGTCACGAAAAGAAATAGAAATGGTCAAACACGCTCTGGTTTATATTCTTTGTTTATCCCAATGGAATGGAACTATGAGGGATTTATTGATGAGTTTGGACGACCAGTTTTCGATACCCCAACACGAGAGTGTTATGGACCCGACGGTGAATTAATAGACGTTGGCGTAATAGAGAACTGGGATAATGAAGCTGATGGATTAAGAGATGACCAAGACGCACTAAACGAATTTTATCGACAGTTTCCAAGAACTGAAGAGCATGCGTTTAGAGATGAAACAAAGAACAGCTTGTTTAATCTTGTTAAGATATACGAGCAAATAGATTATAATGAAGGCAATAGAAACTCTTCAGTGTTAAACGTAGGAAACTTTCAATGGGCTAATGGAGTAAAAGACACGCAAGTTATATTTACACCAGATCCAAATGGAAGATTTAAAATAAGTTGGGCACCGCCTGCCAACCTACAAAATAGAGTTATATTAAAAAATGGAGTTAGATACCCAGGTAACGAGCACATGGGCGCTTTTGGTTGCGACAGTTATGATATTAGTGGTACCGTAGATGGTAAAGGATCTAAAGGATCATTACATGGATTAACTAAGTTTAGTATGGAAGATGCTCCTGCTAATACGTTCTTTTTAGAATATTTAGCTAGACCACAAACCGCAGAGATATTTTTTGAAGATGTATTAATGGCATTAGTATTTTACGGTATGCCAATACTAGCAGAAAATAATAAACCAAGATTGCTTTACTATTTAAGACGTAGAGGTTACAGAGGTTTTAGCATGAATAGACCAGATAAAGTTTGGAATAAGTTATCTACAGCTGAAAGAGAAGTTGGAGGTATACCAAACTCAAGCGAAGACATTAAGCAAGCTCACGCAGCTGCTATTGAAATGTATATTAATGACCATGTTGGTTTATTACAAGATGGTACTTATGGAACGCTATACTTCGATGATTTGTTAAATGATTGGAGTAAGTTTGACATAAACAAAAGAACTAAGTTTGATGCCTCGATAAGTTCTGGTTTAGCTATAATGGCTTGTAACAGACACTTGTATGCACCAAACCAAAAAGTACAAAAACCTAAATTAAATTTAAGTATTGCTAGATATAAAAACACTGGTAGTACTTCACAGATAATTAAACATTAAATATGGCTGAGTCAGTTGTAAGTAATTATTTTCCTAGTCAAGTTGTTAGCGACTTAGAGAAAATTAGCTATGAGTATGGTTTGAAAATAGCAAAAGGTATTGAACAAGAATGGTTCAAGAACGAAAGAAACTACGCTAACAGTAGGTTTAGAAATATAAAAAACGATTTTCATAGATTAAGGCTTTACGCTCGAGGTGAACAATCGATACAAAAATATAAAGATGAGTTATCTATCAATGGTGACTTAAGCTACTTAAACTTAGACTGGACTCCAGTTCCGATTATTCCGAAGTTTGTTGATATTGTAGTAAACGGTATAGCTGAAAGAACTTATGATATTAAAGCATACTCTCAAGATCCTTATGGTGTAGAACAAAGAACTCAATATATGGAGTCTATACTAAAAGATATGAGAACTAGCAGTTTTAACGACACTGTTCAAGAAGCTTTTGGAATAAACATCTACGAAAACGATCCAAATACTTTACCTAAAAGTGAAGAAGAGCTAGCGTTGCACATGCAGTTAACTTACAAACAAGCTGTTGAGTTAGCTGAAGAGCAAGCTTTGAAAGTTTTAATGGAGGGTAACAACTACGAGTTGATTAAAAAGAGATTTTTCTACGATTTAACAGTACTAGGTATTGGTGCTGTTAAAACTTCTTTTAATACTTCTGAGGGTGCTAAGGTAGAATACGTTGATCCTGCGGATATAGTTTATTCAAGAACAGACTCTCCATATTTTGATGATATATACTACGTTGGTGAAGTTAAAGAAATACCTGTAAACGAACTGGTAAAACAATTTCCACATTTAGATCAAGCGGAGATTGAAGATATAATGAAAAACAAAGGTGTTACTTACGCTAACAATTCAAACAAAAGGTATCACGAAGACGATGGAAATAAAGTAGAGGTTTTGTATTTTAATTACAAAACTTACATGAATGAAGTTTACAAAGTAAAAGAAACTGGTACTGGTGCTGACAAGGCTATAGAGAAAGATGATACGTTTAATCCTCCTGAAAACTTAGAAGGAAGTTTTATGAAACTTCAGAGACAAGTTGAAGTTTTATACGACGGCGCTTTAATATTAGGCACAGACAAACTTCTTAAGTGGGAAATGGCCAAGAATATGATTAGACCTAAAAGTGATTACACTAAGGTTAAAATGAATTATTCTATAGTAGCACCAAGAATGTATAATGGTAAAATTGAATCATTAGTTAGTAGAACAACTGGTTTTGCTGATATGATTCAGCTTACACATTTAAAGCTACAGCAGGTAATGTCACGTATGATACCAGATGGTATATACTTAGATGCTGATGGTTTAGCTGAAATAGATTTAGGTAACGGAACAAACTATAATCCACAAGAAGCTTTAAACATGTTCTTTCAAACAGGTTCTGTTATTGGTAGATCAATGAATGAGCTTGGCGAAGGAAATCCTGGTAGAGTACCTATACAAGAAATAGCTAGTGGAAGTGGTGGTCAGAAACTACAGGCGCTTATAGGTAATTACAACTACTATCTACAGATGATACGTGACGTCACCGGACTTAACGAAGCTAGAGATGGTAGTATGCCAGATAAAAACGCTTTAGTAGGTGTGCAAAAGCTTGCTGCTGCAAACTCTAACACTGCTACTAGACATATATTACAGTCTGGTCTATTTTTAACATCTCAAGTTGCAGAGTGTTTATCTCTTAGAATATCTGATATTATAGAGTACTCACCAACTAGAGACGCGTTCATACAATCTATAGGCGCTCACAACGTTGCTACGCTAGAAGAAATGTCAAATCTACACTTATATGACTTTGGTATATTCTTAGAGTTGTCGCCAGACGAAGAAGAAAAAGCATTATTAGAGAATAATATCCAAATGGCTTTATCTGCTAATCTTATAGAGCTTTCAGATGCTATAGATCTTAGAGAGATTAGAAATATAAAGCTAGCTAATCAATTGTTAAAAATAAGAAGACAAGAGAAGTTAGAGCGTGATCAAATGATGCAACAGCAAAACATGCAAGCTCAAGCACAAGCTAACGCTCAGTCGCAACAAGTGGCGGCTCAAGCTGAAATGCAGAAGAATCAAGCAATGACTCAATCTCAAATACAATTAGAGCAAGCTAAGTCTGAACTTAAGATGCAGCAGATGATGCAAGAAGTCGAGGTTAAAAAACAACTTATGGATCACGAGTTTTATATAAACTACACTTTAAAGCAGATGGAAGTTGATGCGTTAAAAGGTAGAGAAAAAGAAAAAGAAGATCGCAAAGATGAAAGAACTAGAATACAAGCCTCACAACAAAGTGAGCTTATAGATCAAAGAAAAGCAGGTAAGCCTCCTAAAAAGTTTGAATCTGCCGGTAATGATATACTCGGAGGTGGATTTAACTTAGGATCGTTTGAACCTAGTTAAACACTTAATTTTTTATATTTTATATTATGGAACAAGAATTAGAAAACGTTGAGGAAACTCAACAAACAGAAGAAACTAAATTTGAATCTGCTGGAGACGATAGCGTTTATAAAGTAGATTTAAGCAAACCACCAACACAAGATGAAAAACCAGAAGAAACAGAGGAAGCTCCAACAAGTGAGGCTGACGACTCAGGAGTGGCTGGAGGGGATGAAAGTACCCCAACCGCAGAGGAACAAGAAGAAGTACAAACGGAAGGAGAAGTACAAGAAGAACTACCAGTACTAGAAGAAGTAGTAGAAGAGGAAGTTGAAGAGACGGTGGAGGCTGTAGAAGAAGCGATAGCTGAAGCAGAAGCTACTGGTGAGCCTTTACCTGAAAACATTCAAAAGTTAGTAGACTTTATGAATGAAACTGGCGGAGACATTAACGACTACGTGAGATTAAATCAGGATTATTCAGATATGGATAATCTTACAGTTTTGCAAGAGTTTTACAAGCAAACAAAACCTCACTTAGATGCAGAAGAAAGAGCTTTCTTAATGGAAGAAAACTTTTCTTTTGATGAAGAAGTTGATGATGAAAAAGATATTAGAAAAAAGAAAATAGCCTTAAAAGAGCAAGTTGCCGAGGCTAAAGCCTACTTAGACGGGCAAAAGTCTAAATATTACGATGAGATTAAAGCTGGTTCAAAACTAACTGCTGAACAGCAGAAAGCAATGGATTTCTTTAATCGATATAACAAAGAGTCAGAGGAGACTCAAGCTAAAGCTAAAAAGCTTAATGATGTATTTAATAATAAAACTGAAAATGTTTTCAACGACAAGTTCAAAGGTTTTGAATATAACGTCGGAGATAAAAAATACAGATTTAACGTTAAAAATGCTAATGAAGTAAAAGGTACTCAAAGCGACATTAATAACTTTGTCAAAAAGTTTTTGAACGAAGATGGAACAATGTCAGACGCTAAGGGTTACCACAAATCACTTTATACAGCAATGAATGCAGATGCTATAGCTCAGCATTTCTATGAACAAGGTAAGGCCGATGCTTTAAAAGATAGTATAGCTAAATCTAAAAATATAGATATGGCACCACGTCAAAATCATAAAGAGTTTGAAGCTGGTGGAGTTAAAGTTAGGGTTTTAGGTGATGATTCTTCTGATTACAAGTTTAAAATTAGAAAAAGAAAATAATTTATTTAACGCTTAAAATTTATTTAAAATGGCAATTACTAGAGGAGCTCAGACTCGTGGCGCTGCGGTACAAGCAGTTACATCTGAGAATTATTTAGACATCCAAAACAATGGATGGGCACAGCAATATTTGCCTGATTTGATGGAAAAAGAAGCAGAAGTTTTCGGTAAGAGAACTATCTCTGGTTTCCTTTCTCAAGTTGGTGCAGAAGAAGCTATGTCTGCTGATCAAGTTATTTGGTCAGAACAAGGAAGATTACACTTGTCTTATATCTGTGACATGGTAGATGTTACAGCAAGTACTATCAACATCTTAACTGATATTGACGGTGTTGCTCAAACTACTACTCACGGTATTCGTGTAGGTGATATGGTATTGATCTCAGGTGGAGGTCAAACAGTTACAGCTCGCGTAAGCGTTGCTGCTGCTGCTAACCAAACTATTACAGTAGAACCTTATGGTTTTGCAGAAATGACAAACGCTGGTTTCGTTAACGGAGACAACGCTTGTACTATTTTAGTGTTTGGTTCTGAATATGCAAAAGGAACAGCTTATTTAGGTGCTCGTTCTAACGAACCACAGTTCACTACTTTTACTAACAAGCCTATCATCATGAAAGACATGTATGAGGTTTCAGGATCTGATGTTGCTCAAATTGGTTGGGTAGAAGTTTCTGGTGAAGATGGACAAAACGGATACTACTGGTATTTGAAAGCTGAAGGTGATACTCGCGCTCGTTTTACTGATTACTGTGAAATGGCACTAGTTGAAGCTGAATTAGTTGATGCTGCTTCTACTATCGCTCTACCTACTGATGGTGGTGCTGGAACTGCAGGTACTGAAGGTTTATTCGCTGCTATTACTGCTAGAGGTCACCAAACTTCTGGTGTTACTGGTGTTAATTCTGCTACTGACCTTGCTGAGTTTGACTTAATCTTAGCTGAATTCGATCGTAACGGTGCTATTGAAGAAAATATGTTATTTGTAAATAGAGCTACCGCTCTTGCGATTGATGACATGTTAGCTTCTATGAACTCTCACGGAGCTGGTGGTACTTCTTACGGAGTATTTGACAACTCTGAAGATATGGCATTAAACTTAGGATTCTCTGGATTCCGTAGAGGTTCTTATGACTTCTATAAGTCTGACTGGAAATACTTGAACGACTTATCTACTCGTGGTGGTGTTAACCTTACTGCTACAGGTGGAGAAGCTATTCGTGGTGTTATTATCCCAGCTGGTGTATCTTCGGTTTACGATCAAGCATTAGGAAAGAACCTTAAACGTCCTTTCTTACACGTTCGTTACCGTGCTTCACAAATGGAAAGTAGAAAGATGAAAACATGGATCACTGGTTCTGTTGGAGCTGCTACTTCTGATTTAGATGCAATGACTGTGAACTTCTTAACTGAAAGATGTTTAGTTACTCAAGGTGCTAACAACTTTATGTTAATGAACTAACATATTATTTAAGGTCGAGGGCTTCGGTCCTCGATCTTTTATTTTTAATTTTTTATTATATTTTATATTATGGCAAAGAAACAAAACAAAAAGGTAGAGGTGGAAGAGCCTCAAGTATCAGCGGCAAACGAAATGATTGAAGTTGCTGTTGAAACACCTAAGGTACAAGCTAAACCAAAAGCTAAAAAAGATACTTGGGAGATAAAGGATAGAACGTATCTTTTAACACGTGGTAAAAAACCATTAAGTAAGTCTATTAAAAGTTGTGACATACATTGGTTTGACGAAGAGAAAGGCTACGAAAGAGAATTGAAATATTGTTCTAACCAAAGAACAATGTTTGTAGATGAAATGAAAGGTGATCAAAGGTTAGAGCATATTGTTTTTAGAAACGGTGTTTTATATGTTCCTAGAGAAAAAACTATTCTACAAAAACTTTTATCTTTATATCACCCAATGAGAGATAAAATCTACGAAGAACTAAAACCACAAGTGCAAGCTGCTAATCAAGTTGAGGTTATCGAGATGGAATTAGAAGCTTTAAATGCAGCTGTAGGTTTAGATATTGATATGGCAGAAGCTGTAATGCGTGCAGAAATAGGTTCTAAAGTATCAGAGATGAGTTCTAAGGAACTTAAAAGAGATTTACTAGTGTTTGCAAAGAAAAACCCAGGTTTATTCTTAGAGCTAGTAAATGATGATAATGTTCAATTAAGAAACTTTGGTATCAAAGCAACTGAAATGAATATTATCAAGTTATCTCAAGATCAACGTACATTTACTTGGGGATCTAACGATAGAAAACTAATGACTGTACCGTTTGACGAGCATCCTTATTCAGCTTTAGCCTCTTGGTTTAAAACTGACGAAGGAATGGAGGTATACTCCAACATAGAAAAACGCCTAAACGCGTAATCACTATATAGTAGAGCAGCCACTCTGTTATAGGGTGGTTGCTTTAACTATAAAACAAAACATAATGGCAGTTAATATAAATACAGTTTATCAAAGAGTTTTGGCAATTGCCAACAAAGAACAAAGAGGTTATATTACTCCTCAAGAATTTAATATACTTGCCAATCAAGCTCAGATGGATATATTTGAGCAATACTTTTACGACACAAATCAATTTAAAAGAGTTCCTGGTAACAATACAGTAGACTCTGATATGCTTAGGGTTTTAGATGAAAAACTTGCGCCGTTTAAGTCAACAACTATTTTAACAGATAACTCTGAAGAGATAACTCAGTCGACGTTTGAATCTGGATCTGTTGATGCTTCTTGGAACGATTCTACAGGAAACAACTCTGTAGCTAGTGTAGTAGCTGACGCCAACAACAATTATACCCCTAGTCTAAAGCTTATAAACGATGGATCTAATTCTGATCCTGATGTTTTTGCTTCTTTAACTTTAAGTACTTCTACAAGATATAGATTAACAGTAGATGTATCTTACGCTAACGATCCCGACGGCGTTGGTGACTGGGTGGGAATGAAATTAGCAGCTAGACCTGCTACTAGCAGTATTGATGGTGTTACTTTAAAAGATTTTCAAGTAGAAACTGGCGGTAGCTACTCTATAGATTTTGATGTTTTAGATGATGAAGGACTTGGTGCTGCTACAGAACTTTATTATATTTTTGTAGGTTTAGATGAATCTACTCAAGATAATACTGAAATTCATTTTTCTAAAATATCAGTTAGCGCTATAGATAATAAAACTTTACCAACAGATCTCTATAGAATAAAAAACGTATATATAAACGAATTTACTACTGGAAAAAACTATGAGTGCTCTTATTTAACAGAGTTTGAGGCTAAGATGAGAGACAACAGTCCTTTAACTACCCCAACAAAAACTAGACCTGTCTTTTATAGAAGCTCTGCTACGGAAATAACAACGCTACCAGATGTTGCTACAGTTGGATCTGATAGAGTTTACGTAGTATATATTAAAAAACCAGTGGAAGTTAAATGGGGTTATGCTGTTATTCAAAACGAAGCATTATATAATTCAGGCACATCAGTTGATTTTGAGTTGCACGCTTCTGAAGAGGTTAATCTAGTTCACAGAATACTTAAGCTTGCTAGCATTATGATGAAAGACGCTTCTCTATATCAAACGTCTTTACAAGAAGAAACAATAGATATTCAACAGGAAAAACAATAGTAAATGGGTTTATTAGACGGAACAACTGGATCAGCGTATTATAATGGTAGTGATTTTGGTAACTATCAATTTACTTCTTTAGACGATGTTATAACTCAATTTATGGTGGCTTACGTCGGAGAAGATAAGATAATACCTAAAATGAATAGAATTGACGTAGCGTTCTTTGCTCAAAGAGCTTTACAGGAATTAAGCTTTGACACTTTTAAATGTACTAAAGCTTACGAAGTAGAAGTTCCTGCTACGTTAAAAATGCCTTTACCTCAAGATTATGTTAACTATGTTAAGCTTTCTTGGAGTGACAACTCTGGTATACAACACGTAATATATCCAGCTATAAATACTAGCAACCCTTCTAATCTAGCACAGACTACAGATGGTGCTTCTCCTTATTACACTTTTACTAATAACGAGTTAGTATTAACTACAGAGTCTGATACGTCTACAAACTATGCCGCTAACACTCCTGTTGAAAATCAAGACGATTATGACGATGATGATTATGATCACTTAATAGGTCAAAGATACGGATTAGATCCACAGTACTCTCAAAACAACGGATCTTTTTACATAGACGATATTAGAGGTTTTATACACTTCAGTTCTAATATTTCTGGTAAAACTGTAATATTAAAATACATAAGTGATAGCCTTGGAACTGATGCTGAAATGCAGGTTCACAAGCTTGCTGAAGAAGCTATGTATAAAAATATAGCTTACGCGATAGTTTCTACAAGAGCTAACATGCCTCAAAACATAGTAATGAGATTACGTAGAGAAGCTTTCGCTGCTAAACGCCAAGCAAAGCTTAGACTATCAAATATTAAATTAGAAGAGATTACTCAAGTACTAAGAGGTAAATCTAAACATATAAAACACTAGTCAATGCCTGAGTTGAAAAGAAATTTCCTTAAAGGTCGCATGAACAAAGACCTTGACGAGCGTCTTATATCCAATGGCGAATATAGAGATGCATTAAATATTCAAGTATCTACATCAGAAGGTTCCAACGTCGGAACTGCTCAAAACGTAAAAGGTAACCTAAAGGTAGGAGTTGATGCTGGATTTTCAGCTCAAGCAAATGTTGTTAGGCTAGGCGTTCCAGCAGCTCTTGGTTTAAGTGATTTTGAAGCTGTATCTTTATCTGGATTTGAAACACAACTTAGAAATATAGACAGCGCTAACACTGTTGGTTCTTTCAAACATCAAACAACTGGTAAGGTTTACAACTTCGTAAACAACGCTGTTGACTTATATACTAGTAATAATATATCTCCTGGGGAAGCTGCTGCTTCGTTAACGCCTTATGGATACGATAACGACATGAGTCCAGAATCAACATACTCAGGTACTGGAACTAGAAAAGAAGGTATACGATATGACGCTATATTTGAATATACTCCTTCTGTAAATGATGACGAAGGCACGTATAAAACAATATTTAGAGATGTTTATGAAGTTAGATTCGCTCCTCAAAATACAGCATATTTTACCTTAAACGCAGCTGGCGTAGCAACAGATGTTATTGTAAAAGCTCCAATGCACCTTGGTGCAACTGAAGAACTTGCCACTGACAACATTATAAGTGGTTTTCCAACAGAAACATGTACAGATGAAAACGGCAATACTTATGTTAAGGCTCTTGGAGTAAAAAAAGGTATGAGGGCTAAGTGTATAGGTCCTAATGGAGATGATCTATGGGGCTTTTCTGAGGTTAGAGTAACAGACGTTCCTCTACTAAATTCTTTTTACTTTGAAGGTAGAGGCGCAGTTATTATAACTTCTTTATCTAACGAAGTTCACTATAATACAGAAATTAGAAACGCTGGGTACGTCATTCAATTTACATCTGACAGGGTTTTAAATTTTGAATCTGGAAATAAAGAAGTAGAAACAAATACTACAGCTCAAAATTCTACGTTTACTCCTAAGAACAAGATAATAACAGGTATAAACATAATAGATGATTTATTATTTTTCACAGACGGTAGAACAGAGCCGAAAAAAATAAATATAAAAAGATCTTTAGAAGGAACTGACCAAAAAAAATATTCTCACACTAGATTAGAGAAAAGTATTTATTCAACACCAGTTTCAGAAGAGCATGTTACCGTAATCAAAAAGAATCCCACAACACCACCCCTTGTAGAATTAAAAAATACAATTACAAGATCAGGGGATGTTTACATGGAAGCTAACAATGGTATATACGACGGTGAAAGCGTTGGTACCAATGGTAACGTTAATGCTTTAGCTTATTACTCTGAAGCAACAACATCTATAGTAAGATCTTACACTGGAAATAATTCAGATTCTTTAGACTTCGTGGGAGGCTTACTTGCTTTTGTAAAAGCTAACGGTGACCCAAACCAGCCTGGCGACCAAAAATATATATATTTAGACGAAGGTAATGTTCACTGGAGGCCTAATGATGAAATAAAGCTTACCGGGCTTACCACTGGATCTGTTGTTACTGTTAGAATTAGGTTAAACGCAAACGGTACCGCTAGAAGGTGGAGCGAAGGAGGGATTTTTCGTAGAATGAATGTAGAGGTTGTAGCAAACGATCCTAACACTGTTTTCAATCAACAAGGAGAAATATGGTTTGGAGAGTTAGCCGACAGTTCTAGTAAGAACTTTTACGATGAAAAGTTTGTCTCTTTTGCATATAGATATAAATATATAGATGGAGAAATTTCTTGTATATCTCCATATTCTACGCCAGCTTTCTTACCAGGTAGATATTCGTACAATTCTCTTCAGGCTGCTAACGAGGGTATGGAGAATAATATAGACTCTATAGTTTTGAAAAACTTCGTACCTTCTAATATTTCTGAAAACGTACAAGAAATACAATTATTGTATAGAGATCACGAGTTTGATACTACACACATATTCAAAACCGTTGAAAAAGGAGAGTATGATTTTACATATAGTTCCTATGACTCAGAAGGAAATTATTCTCCTCAAGCAAAAGGTTGTATTACTATAAATACAGAACTATTTGGTCAGATGATACCGGTGTTGCAGTTAGACAGAATATTTGATGATGTTCCTATAAGCGCTAGAGCTCAAGAGTTTTCTGCTGGTAGGTTGATGTTTGGAAACTATATTAAAGATTACAACATAACAAATCCTTTTGGAGAAAAAATACAACCTAGTTTAAATTATACTTTAGGCACTAATGAGTTTCAAACTTTAGATATTAGTTACTCTAAAACAGGGTTTTTAAAATCTAACGCTACTGAACACCGAGGTAATGTGTTAAATGAGTTTGATGACAGTGGTGATCCTGTAATACGAAATTATCAGTCTTTAGAGGGTAGCACTTTAAAAGGTCTTATTGACACAGATATGGGTGGCACAGCCGCAAACGGTGAAGGATTAATAAGCAATCATAAAATAGGTGGTGGTTTAGAAAGAATACCTAATATACTTGTAAATAGTATTCCTGAACTAAATGATGACAATAGCGATACTACTTCTAGTGATGGTAAACCAACAAAAGCTCATTGGCCAATAGGAACTTGGAGTGAAGCTCCTAATCAAGGTGATTTAGATTTTGGAAGTGGTCACTATCCTGAAATAAACGGTTTATTAAACAACGAGGCTATTTTAATAGATAAAAATGATATAAGAGCTAACTACGATTTAAAAGACCAGCTTGATAATGGTAGTAGCTGGTATAACCAAGCCGTGAATATAATTGAGGGTGTAAACGACTTTAACAACCCAAAGTGGTGGGGAAGATGGAAGTTTAAAATAAACTTTAGCGATGAGCTTATTGACGCTGGAAATATTTTTTCTACTAATGTTATAACGCCTGAGGGTGTTGAAGAAGTAGACTTTGATTCTACTTGTGACATATCAACTTCTATGGCTAAGCTAGATACTACTGGAACTTGGAAGATAAGAACACATTGTAGCTTTAAGTGTAGTAGAGCGTTAGCCGATTATTTCCCAGGCGATGGGACCAATCATTCCAGATGGGGAATTTTTAAAGAACATCCGGCTAGACTAGCTATTTACAGATGTGACGACAATGGAGTGCCATTTGGATTACCTTTAGCTTATTCTGCTTGGAACACGGCTGGAGGTAGAACCAATCAAATGGGTGACATAAATGATCCTAAAGTAGAGTACAACATGCCTTTCAGCGGGCAAGGAGCCGCAGGTCAAGTTAATACACAGACAGACTTTGAAGGTAATGAAAGTAATATAACATATAGTGGAATTTTAAACAACGAAGGAACTTCATATTCAACTGCAAATAAAGCTTTTAGAGGTCTTTACTTAGAAGCAGATATAATTTGCCAAGAGGCAGATGATATAACTCAACAAAATGTAATTGCTAAAAACACTAATATATGTGTTTGTATGGAAGTTGAGCCAATAGGTTATTCTTATTTTGAAGGATCAGTTGGTGATTGGACAAATCCTTGGAATGGCGTTGATGATTTTTTATCTGGTCTTGATACAATTGTTTGCGGCGAGGGACTAGAAAACCAACCTATAGTATTCTGTAGTATTAATGATACTTCTGAAGGAGAAGGATTCGGTGCTTATGTTAATAGTAATATTCCTAACGATTTTGAAATACCAGAAGGAACTTATAAATATATAAAAGGTAACGCTAGGTTTAGAATAATACAATCACCTTTATCCGATGTCGAAGTTTCAGCTACCCCAGCTAAACCTTCTGTAAAATCTAATAGATCTTACCAAGTAGGATATGCTTACATAGACAAGTACGGTAGAGAGTCTTCTATATTAGTAGATGAAGACTCTTTCATAAGCATACCTAATAGTAATTCTAAAAACTTCAACGCTATAGGCGTTAATATAACTTCTGAATTTCCTATTTGGGCTAAATACTACAAGTATTATATTAGAGAGATAACTGATAGATTTTATAACGTAGCTGTACATAAAATGTACGACAACAATGATGCTGGTGGTAGTGTATTTGCTTGGCTTAGTTTTAACAGCGCTGAGATAAACAAAATACAACTAAACGATAAACTTTTAGTAAAGAAAAAACACGGATCTAATGAGTTTTTAAATGAAAGAGTTGTTACTAGGGTTGTAGATATTTCTAACCAAGTTCCTGTGGGTAGTGATGGAACTGACATTTTTGACGCTGTAGATGGTGTAGCTGAATCTATAAATGAAGCTGATCAAGTTGGTAAGTTTTTTGTTAAGGTTAAACTTTCAACAGCGTTAAAAAACGCGTTAGTACCCGATAGCGTAGACTTAGATACTGATGAGGATGGCAGTATAAATGAAGAGTTTTTTGCATATATGCAAGATACCTTAAACACTATATCTGGTGCTGTTGTAGAAGTGTTACCAAAGTCTACAAAAATAGAAACTGAGCAAGATGAACTTTTTGGATTTTTCTACGAGGCATCTCAAGCATATCCAATTAGATTAAACGGTTCAGAAGCGGAAACTTATATACCTATAGGTAGCACAATATCTTTAAGTATCCCTGGACAATTGACATACGGAGCTAGTGTACACGCTACGGTACAAGCGTTTAACTCTGAAAAAAATATTGTTAAGAGAGTAGTAGGAGCTTTAACTAATGGAGTGATAGATGAGTTGCAAGGCAACGAAGATGCCTCTTGTAAAGTTTTACATGCGTCTAACACTTTAGATGGTTTACAAAGTTTAAGTGCAGTTCCTATAATAGCTATTTTCACAAGACCAGATGGCAGCTCTGTAAGAGCGCTTCTTTCTTCCGGTGTATCACAATCGAACGAATTAAAACTTCAAACCCTTACACATGGCCAAAAACACGTTTTGTCTTGGAACAACTGCTACGCTTTTGGAAATGGCGTTGAGTCAGATTCTATACTAGACGTTTTTAACGAAACAACTCTTTATAAATACACACCTATAGGCAAGCAAAGTGGATTTAAAACTGCATTAGTTGAAGATGAATATAAAAGAGAACATAAATCTAATGATATAATATTTTCGCAACTATATAACGAAAACAGAGGCGTTGATGGTACTAATCAGTTTATAGCAGCAGACAACCCTATTAAAAAATTAGCTCCAGCACATGGTAGTATTCAAAAGCTTTTTGCTAGAGACAATGACTTGCTAGCTCTTTGTGAAAATAAAATATTAAGAATACTTAGCTCTGGTAAAGACGCTCTATTTAATGCTGATGGTAACATGCAGGTTTTAGCTACCGCTAATGTTCTTGGGCAAGCTATACCTTTTGTTGGGGACTATGGTATATCTAAAAACCCAGAATCATTCGCAGCTGATGAATATAGATGTTATTTTACAGATAGAGATAGAGGCGCTGTGTTAAGATTATCAAGAGATGGTCTAACACCTATCAACTTAGCTGGTATGAAGGATTGGTTTGCTGATAATTTAAAGCATGCAGACGTTGCCATTGGTAGCTTTGATGGTAAAAAAGATGAATACAATATTAGCATTCATTCTTCCTACGCTCCTAATAGTAAGAAAGATGTATACACATTAAGTTTTAACGAAGGTATTGATGGTTGGGTAAGCTTTAAGTCTTTTATACAAGAGTCTGGATGTAGCTTAAACAATAAATACTACACTTTTAAAAATGGTGGTATTTATTTACATCATCCAGAAGATTTAGCAACCGATGTTAATAGAAATTTATTCTATAGCAGCGCTAGGGGTACAACAAGCGGAACGCACGCTATTCAAGGTAACTCTACAGTAACACCAATAATTAATGATTCTCCAGATACAGTAAAGTCTTTTAAAACGTTAAATTATGAAGGATCGCAAGCAAAGATAATATTAGCTAATGCTGATTTAGATGGGCTTGGTAACGACAATGTTAACTACTTTGATAATTATCAAGATGATGCAGTGTCTAACGGGTGGTACGTAGAAAGTATTACTACAGATCTTCAAGATGGCCAAGTAACAGAGTTTATTAAAAAAGAAAACAAGTGGTTCAACTACATACAAGGTACGGAATCTACGTTTACCAACAACGCTGATTCTTTAGGAGCCGGCGCTAGTGGAACTTTAGATTTTGCAGAGTTTTCTACCCAAGGTGTTGGTACAATATCATCTATAATGACTATTAGTGGAACAATGGCTGAAGGTTTTGATTTAATAATAAACTCAGCAGAAGGAGATGGTTGGTCGACAGATGGTTTAGCAATATCAAACATTACTGAAATAACATAATAAATTATGCCTGCAACAACAAATACATTTATAATAAATCCAGAACCTGGACACCCAATAGCAGCGTCACAGTTTCCTCCGATAGTAGGAGACGGTGTTTTATATAGCGGTGTTACTTTTTCAGATACAGGCACGCCTTTTACAGATTCTAACACTGTTCAAGCTACTGTCGCATGGATACCAGATTCTAGCTATGATGGAACAGGATCTCCAATAGATTTACCTTGGCCTAGTGTAGTGCTAGAAGAAGGTGCTCCATTTTTTGCTATATTAAAAGTGCACGCTGGTGTTTTAGACGGTGACGTTATTGTAACACCTGAATTTACAATAACAAATTTAAGTGACAATCTTTTTGCTAATCCCATATCAGCTGATTCTAGTTCTATAACATCATATATAGTATCTGGAGTTGTTCCGCAAGACGAAGAAGTAAATATATGTAGCATTGTTTTTAATGAAAAACTAGACTCAACTGGCGGCTCGATGGAAACTATAGCGCCTAACAACGTAGGGTATATGTTACAGAGCTCGTTGGGAGGATCTCCGGGTGATGCTGAAGGTACAGGTTTTTCTTTTAGTCAAAATCTTTCTGAGCAAAGCGAACAACCGTTTTATCTTACTTTCGATGTAAAGTACAATACTAGTTCAGATCTTGATCTGCAAGAAGGTCATGTTTTAATGGTTCAACCAGAGTATCAAACCGTAGTGTATGGTTTTATAAACAACCAAGAAGAAGGTGATGGCACTTTTTTATATACAAACGTTTCTAATGACACGTTATTAGATGTGTCTTTTCCAGGAAATGAAAGAAGCGTAACATTACAAGCTAAAAACTTTAGCACCGTAGGTTCTTATATAAATAGCTTTTCCGATTTCAACATAAACGGTTGGGGATTTACTAATCCAGATCCTTTACCAACGGTGTCAATGACTGGTAGTGGCAACGTTAAAACGTTTACTTTTGATTTACCAGAAAATGAATATGAAACAGCTAGCGATAGAACTTTTAGAATATACGCTAAAAATCATTTGCAAAACGTTGCTAGTATTGATATTAAGCAAAGAACTGGAGCTTTCTTTGAAGTCACTAGCGCTTGGAGTGCTTCTAGCTACATGGCGCCACAAGGTTACGGTCAAGAGCACCCGAATACTGGTAGTGGTGCTGATTTAGAATCCTCAGCTTTACCACCTTGCCGTTATGCAGGCCACGATGAAATTGAGGTTGATGGTATTTCTATACCTGGGTTAAGAGTTAGAATATACCAGGGTGGCGATAGCGATATTAGTAGTATTATTACACCTAGCGCTGCTGATCAAGGTGTAGTGTTTAACAATTCAACTGGAAATTATGAAACTGGAGCATCAGCTACCACACCACAGATTGTAAAAATATTAATACAAGATAATGATGGTAGTTATGTAAATTCTCTATTTTTACCACAAGAAGAGCAATGGCTTACTTTTGCAAAACCAGAAAATAATGTATCTTGGTATTACGGATTAGGAACAATATTCACTGATAATCAATTTGAGTATTTTGTATATTTCAACGTAAAAGAAAGAACAGATACAAGTTCTGCGATAAGAACCGCTAAAATAATAATAAATTCTACTTATGGATCTCTTGAAGAAACAGAAGAAATAATCGTAAAACAAACAAGTAGATTTAGTGGATCACTTTTTTTTAAAGAAGATCCTGATCAAGAAACCTTAGCAGATGGTACTCCCGTGTACGATAGCAATGGCGTTAGTTTAGGTAGTGAATTTAATTTACCTTCTCCAGGATCAAATACATTTCCAGGGCATTATATTTTATTGAAAGCTACTCAAGCAAATACACCTGGAGCTTTTACTTGGGGCAGCTCTTTACCTTTCGCTGGTCACGATGGAGATGAAGGTGTTTATAATGCTGAAACAGCTAGGCAAGTTAATATGCCATCAGGATCACAAGTTACACCAGTGGTAAAAGGTAGCGCGGCAAACAATGGCAGTATGGGCCCTGAGTTAATACAACCTCTATACAACGATTATGGTATTGATGGAGAACTTCCTTTATACCAACCGGCAACCTATCAAGACGATCCTTTTCTAGCTGGCTCTGCTTATGATTACTATGTAAAAGTTCCTTACGTGCAAAACGATGCTGGTAGTTATGACTTGTATTTATATGGAGAAGAAGGATTTGTACAAGGTGAAAAAAAATATACTATATCTGCCAGTCCTGGATATAATATTAATAGCTTGGGTGCAACCGACACTGTTACGCTAAAGCAAGCCTCGCCTCCACTAGCTTTCTTTTCTCACAATAACTTAGATGGCGCTAATAGCGATGCTTTTTACGTTAACGCTACTGATGCTGAGGCTTATTTTGGTTATGACTCTTGGCCTGCTACTTCAGATTACGCGACAGTTGTTTTTGAAAATCCTTTTTATTTAAACTACCTAGGAGCAATAAAAAATAATGACACTTCTGAAGCTACCTGTGAGTTGATAGGTAAGTGGAAATTAGCTTTAGCGTCAAGTCCAGAGTTACCACCTAGTAGCGCTTATGCTGCAGATTTCACTTTAGGAGGAGATTTGAGTATGTACGTATTCCCAGATGGATACCAAGAAGGTGGTTATCGAAAGGTAGGAGATTCTGGATTAACAATGGAAAAGACAACGAACTTTTCTACTTTAGTGCCCGATGGTCAAGGCTTTGTTACAGAGCTAACTAAAGCAGTTTTTAGTAGCTTAGGTTATAATAGTGATACATACCCTGTTTTCTATTTAATTGGAGTTAAGCCGCAAGGTTTTGAAGATTATACAGATACAATGTGGGTTAGGCATGAGCCGTTTTTTACTCTTCAAGCAGATATTGGTGGCGTAGAAACTGGTTGGGGTTCTCCAGGTGGAATTTTAAAAGGTGTTTTGCAACTTAATAGAATAAACAATACTTTAGGAATTGGAAATATTCAATATGGCTACAAGTGGATAGAGTTTGATTTAGATGAAGCTAATTGGATAGAAAGCAACCAATATGGACTTGGTGGTGATACATATGACTTTATAATAGATAGAAACTACGCTTCCACAAGTGTTGGTTATGGAGGCTCTAAGAGTATAACTGAATATAATTTCTTTCAGCACGAGGAGGAAGTTGATTTTGGGTTTACCACTCAGACCACCTACCATGTTTCTACTTTTAATGATTATCCTTCGGTTCCGCTTAACTGTATGATTATACCTATAGATTACTTTGGTCCTGATAAACCATTAGTTGAAAACGTTATACATTTACAAGCTACAGAAGATTTTTATGGAGAGATTGCGGGTGGTGATGGATGGTCTACTCAAAGTAATTTTAACAGCATGGTTGCGGTTACAAGCGGGCTATCAACACCTGTTGTAGTTGATCCAGATGAAACTGTTACATATACAGCAAACGGCTCAACAGATTTAACTTTTACAAATCCTTACGCAACACCTGTGGTTTTGATAACTAAAAAATCACCAGGTGAGTTTACGAATACTAGAGCTGTTATGTTTCAGCTAACGCCAGTAGGATTAAGCAACTCTACAGGTCAAGTACCAACTGGTTTAAATGAAGCTATAACTAGCATAGGTGGTAATGCTATTAGTGGCCCAAGAACTAACGCTTTAAATGTAGTTTGTAGAGTTCAAATTCAAGACTTACCATTTTAGTATGAACGTCTGACTTATCTTAATGTTAAAATAAAATAAATATGGCGGTATTAGCAATAAAAATAAATGGAGATGATATAAACGTGTCAGCACAGGTTGGTGATGTGGTTTATTACTCTGCAGTATCTGACTTTACTCAGACATCGATAAATACTCCTAACTTTTCTGGAGCTTGGACATCTGGCAACACTTCTACTAGCACACCTTATGTTACTAATAGTAACTCGCTAAACACGGTAAAGCACTTAGGAACAATACTAGCTTTACCTGGAAATAACGTTATTGTTGTTGAAACTGCTAGTGTAAATGTAGCTGCGCCTAGTGCTAGTGATTTTATATTTATTGGAAAAGATAACAAAGTTAATATAGGAGATTTAAAAGGATATTACGCAGAAGTTAAATTTGTAAATGACTCTACTACTGAAGCTGAGTTGTTTACTATTAGTACAGAGGTAGCGCAAAGTAGTAAATAGAGCGCATTAAATGTAATTATAACACAGTAAACATTACAATATGAAATATAATAGACCGTTTAAACAAAAGCAAGGTTATGGAGGAGAGTGGAGTGAGATGAGCACTGGCGCTAAGGCAGCAACTATGTTAACGGGTGTTGTTGGTCTTTATAGTAGAATCGGAGCTAAAGGAAGAGCTAAACGTAAAAAAGAACAAGCTGACGCGCAAGATGCTTTTAATCAACAGATGCAGGCTTATCAAGATTTTCAGTTTGAAAATCCTTACGCAAATATGGAAAACCAGTTCGCTGGCATGGAAAATCCTTACGAGGATTTACGTGTAGATACAACAGCTCAAGAATTAGCAGGGGCGCAATATGCTCAATCTCTAGCTAATATATCTGGAGCTATGGACCCTAGTAATGTTGGTCAATTTATTAGAGGAGCAGGCCAACAAGCCGCTCAAACGAGAGCCCAAACAGCACAACAAGAAATGGCAAACCAAAGATTGGCTGCGCAAGGTGCCGCTGACGTACAGTTAAGAGAGCGTATGGGTCAAGCTGATGTTGACAGAATGCAAGCTGAGGGCGCTATGGCCGTACAAGGAATGGAATTTGGTAGACAAGAATCTATATTAGGCATGGCTTCTGGTAGAATGCAAGCTGCTAATGAAGCTAGACAAAGAAATACAGAAATGTGGATGAATTTTGGTGGTCAAGCAATTGGCGCAGCTGGGCAGGTAGCGGGTGCTGTAGCTGGATAGTAGACTTTAAACAACTAAGTAATGACTAAAAATAAAAAATCTCCAATGAAATATAATGCAGCTCTAGTGGATGCTGTAAGTAGAGCTTATGCTAGCGAAGGTAATATGTTTACTGAAAAAGCTATGCAGAGCTTAACAAAACCTATGTTTGGCACCATCAGTAAAATGGCAGAGGCTACCGCTGAGGCTGCTAAAAAAGCTGGAGCTTTAAACGCTACCATGGGTAGTAAAATTAAAGGATTAGATGGTGTACACCCTAAAATAACAGACACTATATTAAAACTACAAGGCGAGGCTAATCAAGCAGAGATTAACGCTGGTAAGGTCATACAGTCTGGAGGAAATAGACAAAAATCTTTGCAAGATATGCAAATTGTTGGTAAAAAACTAGACACTTTAATAGAGGCTGATGAGCATATAAAATCATTGCAAGCTCACGCTTTAGAAAACAAGTTGAATAGATCTAAGTCGTTAAACAAAGAAAATGAGATATTGTGGAACCAAGTTGCCAGTGGTAATATATGGAACATGCTATCATATAATGAAGAGACTGGGTCTATGATGATACAAAACCCTATGGGTGGTCAAGGTGACTTAATGGACATTAGAGATTTACAGGTTATGCCTACTTTCGATATTAAGTACTTAGACAACGACTCTAAAACTAAAAAGCAAATGAAACAGTTTGCGAAAAACGAAGGATACACTAGAGAAGAAGCTGAGCAAGAAGCTAGAGTAATGACTAAAAAGCTTTTCGCACTCCACGACGGAGATGATATGTATGATGATCCTGATTTTGACGAATTTGCTAAAACATTATATGGTAATCCAGATATAGAACCAACAGGAGAAAAGTGGATTGATAATGCTAACGATGCTTTAATGCAGGGGGCTGGCTCTGAATTTTTTGAAGCACACACTACGTTTGGTGATGATGACGATAGATCAGAAGATCTTAGAAGAAATACTTTAGTAAACGGTATGAAGTCTGTAGATTTGAGCGAGTCTTTTATGGAGTTTAAAACTAAAAAGCTCATGGAGGCTTATGATAACGTTATTATACAAAAAGAAACTAAAGAAAACAATAGCTTAATCACAGAAGAAAACGATAAAACATATCCCGTATATACATACAACAAGCAAGGTACTTACATGGGCGCTGCTCAGAAAACAGCTGGTGAAGTAAGATCTATGTTTGATATAGATTCTGGTGATTTTTCTTTTGGTAAACGCCGCGTGAAAGTTAAAACTGGTAGCAAAGGAGATAGAATTTGGCAAATTTACGATATAAGCGGTACAGAACAATTGCCTGGTAAGGTATATCGTAAATTAGAAGATGTTTTAAATGACTTTGCGCCATACGCCGCTAAAACAACTACATCAAAACTTCCTTAATAATATAAAATATGTTTGAATACGAATTAGACGGTGAAGTATTACAATTCACTCAAGAAGATGTTGATAACAGAGCTAAAGAAAAAGGCTTAACAACGGAAGATTATTTAACTCAGCATCCAGAGGTAAAACCTGTAGAGGTGGAAAAGACAGAAGACGTTGCGGAGCCGGGTGTGGCTGTAGCGTCAGAGACTACAGCACCCGACGTTTCGGCATCCAGCTCGGAGGATACTTCTTCGGATTTACCAGCAGCGAGTGATCAAGAAGAAACAGCTATAAAAGCAAAATCATTAGGCTTTGATGTTGTACCTGGAGCTAGACAAGAAGGAGATACTATATATGGTGTAATGTTGCCAGAAGCTAAAGCTAGCCCACTGACAGCTGACGAACAATTTAAGTTAAAAGAAACTCAACTAAATGTAGATATTGAAAACTTTACTGAGCAAGAATCTAAGGCTAGACAATCTTTAGATGAGTTTAAAGCTCAAAACTTTGATAACAATATAGAATTAAACGCATTATCTAATCAAGCAGAAGAAATAATAAGAACAGTAGGCTTAGATAGATTTAAAAAAGGTTTAGCTGCTAAGCCTGTTTATGATGAGTATAACAAAATAATAAGCAAACAAAAAGAACTGCTAGGGCCGCTGTCAAAAGAATACGGCGGTATGGTTGATGCTTATAACGAGATAGCTAAGCAAGGTCTTCCTTTAAATGATAGATTAGAAGAGTATAATGCTGAGGTAGCAGAGAAAAACAAAAACAAAAGTCCAGAAGATATAAAAGCCGAGCAAGCTCTTAGAGAAGGTAAAAAAGAGTTATACGCGTTAACTAGAGGTGTTCCAAGTTATTTAGCTCCATACTTCGCTGGTATAGACGCTTTTGCAGCTACTACTATAGGAGGTTTAATAGAATTAGTAGACAACTATGGCTACAAACCTGCCATAGCTGCTATAAAATCATTAGATCCAGAAAAATCGTTTGAAGAAAGTTTAAGAGAAACTATTAGCGAAGGTTATGATATAGATACAGACTTGTTCTATGAATTTGCTGAAGAAATGAATAGTCTTCAGTCTAAGTTTTATGACGACGAAGGAAAAGAGATAGGAGCTACAGACTTGCTATTAGAAGGAAGGGTTTTAGATGCCGCTGCTGTAATATCTGAACAGGCGGTTGCTTCAGCACCTTCTTTTGCGCTTTCTGTAGGTATGCCTGTTGCTGGTTCTGCTATATTAGGATTATCTGTGGCTGGTACAGAAACTAAAGAAAACTTAGAGAAAAGAGCTAGCGAAGGCTTAGGTAAAGCTTATGCTAACGGTGCAACTAAAGGTGCTAATGAATACTTATGGGAGTTCGTAGGTGGTAAAACTTTTAGAGCTATTAAAAAAGCTAGAGGCGTAGATGTGTCTGAAGAGCTTGTTAGAGAGTTACCTAAAAATATTTATATTCAAACTTTAAAAAAAGCTGGTTTAGGATTTGGTGGTGAAGGTTTTACAGAAGCGTTGACAGAAGCTAGTAATTTAGGAGCTGACAAAATTATTTATGGAACTGAAGTAGAAATAACCCAAGCTCTAAAACAGACTTTTGATGCTTTTCTTATAGGTGGTTTTTTAGGTGGTCCTGTATCGGGGGTTACTGCAAATATTAATAGAGTTCAAAAAGAACAAGTGTTTGAAATGATGGCGCCTGTAGAGTGGCAGCTTGAAAACAATAAATACGAGCTTCAAAAAGCTCAAATTAAAAACGACTTAGATAAAGCGCCTGACGCAGCCAAGCCTTATATGCAAGAAAAGCTAGATGAGGTTACTAAAAAGCAACAAGAAGCTAAAGATAAAATATTCAAGGCTTTTGATAGTATGAGTCAAGGGGAGCTTGAAGCCTACGCTAAAGAGTTTGATAGCATTAATAAAAAAGCCTCTGTAGTTAGTAGTAATAAAGTTTCAAAAGAAGCTAGAACTCAAGCTGAGCAAGACATTAATCAAGCTTACGCTAACATGGAAGGTCTTATAGGCGAGTCAATAAATACCGCTTTTGAAAAGCAAGTGGTAATGGCTAAAGAGTCTATAAAAAAAGGTAAAGACTTTAGAAAAGGTGTTAAAGGTTTATTAGGTGCATTAAAAAATAAAGGTGCTAAAATACAAATGAACTTTGGTAGCCAAGAAGAGTTTAAGGCACATCTAAGAGAACAGCAGTTAGATCAAGAGGCTGAGGTTATAGCTATAATTCAAGGCATGAACGAAATAATAGCTGATGAAACCGCAGATCAAGAGACTAGGCAAGAAGCTATAGATATAAAAGAGTTTTACACTCAATATCAAAGAAACCAGTTAAACGCTATTGAAGGCGCTGCTTCAAGATATGGTAGTGCTACACCTAATGCCGACGGTTCGTTTAGTATATTTGTAAACGACGATGCTGAAATACGCGACGGTGTTTTTACTACAGATGCTCACGAGTTAGGTCACGCTATAGTATATTTGGTATCAAAAGGTAATCCAGAACTAGCGGCTCAGCTTGGTAAAGAGCTTAAAACTGAAATAGATGCTAGAGCTGAAGATTTAGAAGGTACTGTTTTTCAAAGAAGATATGAAAGCTATACTAAAGAAGAAGGACAAGAGTTTGAAATATTCTCGTTAGCTGTAGAGTCTATATCTGATGGTGATTTACAGTTTAACAAAGGTTTGCTTGAAGGAATAAACGACGGTTTTAGAAGATGGTTTAAATCTGTTACTGGTAAAGCATATAGCTTTGACTCAGGCAAAGACGTGTTTAACTTCTTAAAAGATTATCAAAAATCTATAGAAAAAGGCGTTGTTAACAAAGGTCTTGTTAATACTATAGTAGACGGAGCTTCTGGTAAATTAACAGAAGGTTATGCTAAGGCTATAGCTATTGATCCAGACGAAAGAGAGCAAGAAGAGCAAGGTCAAACTACGTTTTCAAAAGAAATTAGTCCTAAAGCTCAACAATATTTAGAACTTGAGATTGACAACGAGTCTTTAGTAGATATAATTAACTCAAGATCGTCTTCTGCAGAAGAAGTTTTCGGAGGAATCGACGCTTTAATTGAGAAAAATTGGCCTATAATTAGCAACGCTATTAAGTTTAATCCTACTGGTGAAATATCAATGGACGCTGTTAAAGAAGCTGTAGCTGAGCAAATGCAGGGAGTATTTCCTGAGGTTGAGCTTGAAAATGGTAGAAAAATAAACCGTAAAGGACGTTTACTAGATACTTATAACAAAACAAGAAAAGTAACAACATTTTTAACTGCTACTTTAGGACCTAGAACAGCTGAAATACTTTCTAGAGGTAAACAAATAGATGCAAATACTAGAGCTGCAAGCTTAGATAAAGCCGCAGGAATACAAGACGACTCAGCTCAACCGTTTGCTGAAGAAAGTAGCACGTATCAAGAGGCTAAGCCTAAAATAAATATACTTAAAGACTTTGCTGGAGCACAAGAGGATAAAATAGTTTCTATATCAAAGCCAGTAGAAGGAGATACTTTTAAGCAAATTATAGAAAAATACGCTGGTAGATCTGGTCAAGAAGTATTTGGCATACCTGCTAAAAAAATAATGGAAGGCGGCGCTAACTTAATACCTACTACAAAAATCAAAGAAGGTATGGCCGTTCCGTCTGAAGCCTTGCAAATACAAAGATTTTTTGGTGCTGCACAAAACTTAGAAAACTTTGTTAAAACTTTACCGCTGTACAATGTTACTGAAATGACAGCTGACATAAATAGACAGGGTGAAAATATAGAGGTTTCTAGAGACACGTATGGTGTTGCTATAGGGTTGAAAGGTTTACCATTAGATTATTTCTATGAAGGCTTTACAGATCCAACTGGTGTTATGACATCTCCTAAGGGTAGAAGCAAAGGATTAACGTCTCAAACTCCTGTAAAAAAATTAAAACAAAAGTTTAGAAAGCCAACAAAAGAAGTTTTAGATCAGCTTAGAAAAGACTTAGGTATAACTCCTGCTAAACAAAGAAACGAGTATACTAGAGATATAGGGCAGTTACTAAAAGGTCTTGCTAAAGTATATTCTATCAACGCATCGTTATCTGGAGCGCAAAGAAACCAAGAAGCTAAGCTAGAAGAAGCTAAAAAGCGAGGAGCTAAGCCAGAAGAGATTAAAGCTATTAAACAGCAAACAGCTGATATTACAGCTGCGCAAAGTAAAACAGCGTTTAGTAAAAATTTTGGTATAGTAGACGGCATTATAGAATCTGAAGGTATGATTGAATCTACTTTTGAGATAGATCAAAATCATATTAACAAAGTACTTGACGTTCGTGGTGTTAAAAAAATACACGACTTTAAAACTAAAGAAAGTATTGATGAGTTCTTTGAAGATGTAGAAAATATAATATTACCAGAGTTACCTAAAGAAGTTGCTACTAGTGGATTCTTTTTCAAAAGCGATAGACATATACCCGCTAAGTTTAGGAAGAAAATTATTGAAGTTGATGGCAAAAAAATTCAAATTAGAGATTATTATAAGCAAAAAAGAGATGAACTTTTTGCTAATGAAAACTTAAAGTTTGGCCCTCCATTTAAAGGTCCTGGTTCAAAATATAAATATGGAGTTAAATATGCCACGTTGTTTGGCGCTACCGAGGCTGAAATAAGAAAAACTTTCAAGAAAGGTAAAACTAGAGGGAGAGGTAAAGATGCTATAACTCAAACGGTAAAAGAAATAAATGCGATGAACATGAGCATGCATGAGCAGCTTTGGGATCGTGTTAATAAATCTATTAGAAAGAAAAAGAGCAACGCTAGAGTTTGGGGTAATTATTTTAGTTTTGTTGGAAATAATACTGAACATCCACATAGAATTGGCGCTGAGTTAGTTGGTTTTTCTAGAAAACCAAAAGGCGCTGATGGAAAACTTTACGAATGGGAGCACGCTATGCCTGCTACTAGAGCTTACTTGTATCTTTTAAATGCTAGCTTAGGAGGTTTTGATTTTAAGGCTTCTTATGGGTTAATACAAGAAAACTATAAGTTGATAGCTTTAGATAATTTTTATGATAAAAAAAGATTAAAACCAGCTGGTAGGACTACTAGCATGGGCGAGGGATGGACTGTAGTAGATAGTTTTTTAAATAGATATTTCGATAAACCAGTTTTCGATATTGATGGTGGTATACCACCTAGTAGTATAGAAGGTTTTAACGGTGAAACTTTTGACAATATATATAATATAAATGCTGAAGGAAATCCTAAAATTGTAAAACCTATTGGTAACAAACCGGTTATGAGCGAGGCTATATCTAACGCTAGGCCTGTTATGCAGTATAGTAAAAAAGCTACAGGTATGTCTACGTTTGACTTTGATGAAACGTTGATTATAGATGGTGAAAACTTTATTGTAGCTACTAAAGGTGATGACGTTCAGAGAATATCATCTGGCAACTGGCCGCTACAAGGGCCTAAGTTTGCTGCTGATGGCTATGAGTTTGATTTTACAGATTTTGTAAACGTTAGAGGTGGTGTTGATGGACCATTACTTCAGAAGATGAAAAATCAAATCAAGAAGTATGGTACTAAAAACGTATTTGTATTAACGGCTAGACCTCAAGAGTCTGCTACAGCAATACACGAGTGGTTAAAAACTAAAGGTATTAATATACCGTTTGAAAATATTACCGGCCTAGGTAATAGCACTGGTGACGCTAAAGCTGCTTGGTTCTTAGATAAATACGCTGAAGGCTACAACGATATGTATTTTGTAGACGATGCTATGCCTAACGTAGACGCCGTTAAGCACGTGTTTGATCAACTAGATATTAAAGGTAAATCAGTACAAGCTAAAATACAGTTTAGTAAAGGATTATCTACTGAGTTTAACAAAATGCTTCAACGTACTAAAGGTGTTGGTGCTGAAAAAATATTCTCAAGAATAGGTGCTCAAAAGCGTGGTAAAAACGTAGGTAAGTTTACGTTCTTTGTACCGCCGTCTGCTGATGATTTTGCTGGGCTACTAAGATACTTTGTAGGTAAAGGTGAGCAAGGTAATAAAGACTTAGACTTTTTTAATAGAGCTTTAATTAAGCCTTTTGCTAGAGCTGATAGAGATATGAAAGAAGCTCGTCAGTCTATACTTGACGATCACAAAGCTTTACGTAAAGAACTACCACAAGTAGTTAAAAAGCTTGGTAAGATGATAGATGATAGCGGCTTTACATTTGATAACGCTATTAGAGTTTATCTTTGGGATAAAGCAGGTTTTGATATACCAGGTTTGTCTAAACGTGATATTGCTTTTTTAACTAATAAAATTAAAACAGATCAAGATCTTAAAACTTACGCAGACGTTGTAGGGCAAATATCTAAACAAAAAGAAGGTTACATAGAGCCTAGTGAGTATTGGAATACTGAAAGTATAGCTGCTGATCTTCAAAACGTAGTTAATAAACAAGGTCGTAAAAAGTTTTTAGAAGAGTGGAAAGAAAATGTAGATATTATATTTTCACCTGAAAACTTAAACAAAATAGAAGCTACATACGGATCAAACTTTAGAGAGGCGTTAGAGAATATTCTTTGGCGTATGGAAAACGGTACTAACCGAGCTAAAGGTATGGGTCGTATAGAAGGTGCTTGGAATAACTGGGTTAACAACTCTGTTGGTGCTATCATGTTCTTTAACGCTAGATCTGCTGTGTTACAGACATTATCTACGGTTAACTTTATTAACTTTGAAGAAAATAATATATTTGCTGCTGCTAAAGCTTTTGCTAATCAAAAGCAATATTGGAAAGATTTTAGCTTCCTGTTTAACTCGGACTTTTTAAAGCAAAGACGCGCTGGTCTTCAAACAAATATAAATGAAGCTGAAATAGCTAACGCTGTAGCTGGAGCTACTAACAAAGCAAAAGCTGCTTTACAATACTTACTTAAAAAAGGTTTCTTACCTACACAGATCGCAGATAGCTTTGCTATTGCATCAGGTGGTTCTACATACTATAGAAATAGAATTAAAAAGTATGTTAAACAAGGTATGAGTCAAACTGAAGCTGAAACTCAAGCTATGGAAGACTTTATGGAGATAGCTGAAGAAACTCAGCAATCTGCTAGACCTGATCGTATATCACAACAGCAAGCATCGTCACTTGGTCGTATAATACTAGCATTTGCTAATACGCCTATGCAGTATAATCGTTTGATTAAAAAAGCTGCTGGTGACTTAGTTAACAAGCGTGGTGATTGGAGAAGTAACGTTTCAAGAATAATATACTACGGAGCTGTACAAGGTATTATATTCTCTGCTTTACAAAATGCGATTTTTGCTTTAGCTTTTGATAATGAAGAGCCAGAAGAAGATGAAATAAAAACTAAAGTGAACCGTACTTTAAACGGTATGATTGACTCGTTATTGCGTGGATCTGGTTTAGCTGGAGCTGTAGTGTCTACTATTAAAAATTCTATAATGGAATTTATAGAACAAAAAGAAAAGAAAGGTAAAGCAGATTACGCTTACGTGTTAGTAGAAGCTCTTAACGTTTCTCCACCTATTGGTTCTAAGGCTAGAAAGCTTTATACAGGAGGTTTAAAAACTTATGAATATAACGGAGATGTTATGGGTGAGTTTGATACATTTGATTTGGAAAATCCGCTATGGACTATTACAGGTAATGTTGTATCTGCCACCACCAACGTACCACTTGATAGAGGTTTTAGAAAAATAGATAATATCAAAGAAGCTTTAAATCAAGATAACCAAACGTGGCAAAGAATAGGTGTAGCACTTGGTTGGGATCAATGGAACTTAGGTATAGATCCTTACAAAGACATTAAAGAAGCTGAAAAAAAGCTAAAAGAAAAGAAAAAAGAAGAAAAAAAGAAAACTCAACAGCGTTGTACAAAGATTAAATCTGATGGGTTTAGATGTAAAGTAATGGTTGACAAACCAAAGAAGAGATGTCACTACCACGACTAGTAAACACTCGCTTAAATATGTAATTTAATAATTATGAAAAATTTATTACTAATAGTATTAACTTTATGTTGCTTAAGCTCTAACGCTCAGTTTAAAAAAGCGTTTAAATTTTCAACGTTTTATATAGCAGCTAATGGTGGAACATCACTAGCAGATGACGATGTTTACAGTGCTACTAGCGGTATATTAGATTATGATACCGTGTTTACGCCTTACGATTATTCGTTAACAATGGGGATTCGTAAGATCAAGCGTTTTCAGTATGAAGACATTAGCAAGTTTAAAGATGGTACTGAGTCTGCTTACGGTGATGCTGCCACTATTGGTTTATCGCCTTTTGAATATTTATTTGAAGTAGATTATAAAAGACAAGAAGGCATTGAGTATCTTGATCAACAACACTTTATTAGATATGTAAGAGATAAATGGCTTACTAAAGTAGAGTATGTTAAAGATGGTTTTGCTGATATTGAATATTACGAAGCTACACAAAGATTTAGATTGAACGGTAAAAAGAAATTATCATTTAACTTTGGTGGAGTTACTAGATTAGCTGAACCATACGGTTATGATCCACTAGAAGATTGGAAGCTAGAAAATGATTACTTACACTATACTTGTTTAGCTATTCAAGAGGGTTACAGCGTAGATGTTTTTGAAAGCGAATACAAAGATCCACAAGGAAATGTAATTGCGACTAGTGCTGATGTTTGGGAACAAGTTGTAATACCACAGGTATTAAAAGATTACGTAGAAAAGAAAAGAAATGAGCTGCCAAATCAATGGCAAAACTCAATAGTTTTAGGTTTTGATTTTTATCACTATAAGAAAAACTTTTGGTTACACAGCTGGGGTAATTTTATGCCATACCACTACGATGATGGAGGTGAATATTCTTACCACAACTTTATAGGTGGACAATGGTATGATTATTCTGGTGGTTTAATATTAGGATTAAAAATAAATAAAAGCCTCGGCTTGTTTGCTGAAGGTAAATATAATAAATACTGGAACAGAGAGTGGTATGATTTCAAGCTTGGAATTAACTACGTAATATTTTAACAAATGGCAAAAGAATTAAATGAAGATACTGGTTTTAATATAAGTGTTAAAACGTTAATAGGTATAGGTTTTGGTATGGCAACTCTTATTGGTATGTGGTTTACTCTGCAAGCAGACATATCAGAAGCTAAAGAGTTACCAGCTCCAGATATTACCCGCATGGAGTTTGACATGAAAGATCAAAACGTACGACAGACTATTATGACTACACAAGAAGATGTTAAGGAAATAAAAGATGACATCAGACGTATAGAAGATAAAATTGATCAACTACGATAATGAAAAAATACTATAATTTAATACTAATGTCGTTGTTATGTACATCGGCATTTGCTCAAGTTGAAGCGTATCATTTTAATGCTAGTTGGAACGAAGCTAATAGTGTTGAATGGTTTGGTAAAATATCTGACGCTGAAAAGAAGTCAATGAGTATTGACGATGCAGCTATACAAAAGAAATACGAAATATTAATTGTACCTACAATTGTTATATTTGATGACGGCGAAGAAGTTGAACGTTTTCAAGCAGATCTTAGTTTTCAAATGCAAGCTACAAGAGAAGAGATACAAGATTATATTGACGAACTTATAATGAATAAATTTTAATTATGTTAGGATTAGGAAATAGTATGACTGGAGGAGCTGCTCTTAAAGCTGCTTTTGCTCCCGCAAGCCTTGGTAGTTTAGATATACATTACGACTTTAGTACATTAACAGGAAGTGATGACGACGCTGTTGCCTCTTTTGCAAACGCTGGAGCAGGTGGAAGTGATTATAATCTTTCAAACGCGACTGGATCACAACAACCACAGCTTAGCACCGACGAGATGAACCTAAACTCTCTTCATTTTGACGGTAATGATAGAATGCAAATGGCTAATGCGTACTTAACAACTGATAAAACTTTTACTTTTTTCTGTGTTTTTACTTCTGATGATTTAGCTGCAGATACTTTTTTTGCTGGATCTGACGCTGGTAATGATCAAATAGGTACTTTTAATACTATAAACGTCACGACAAGATTTAACGCTGACGCGGGCGCTAATCATAACTCCGCTTTGTATATTAAAACAAGCACTACAACTGGTGATGAGTATGATCCAGATGGAGACGGAAGTTTTAACAACTCTGATATTACTACAACAGCTTTTACTTTTAGCGCGTCTACTACCCATGTGTTAGTTATAACGAGAGACGCTAGCAACACTGTTAAAATATTTAACGAAGACCAAAATTTAATAGGCGCAGGTACTTCCAAAACAAACGGTCAAGCTGATACTAATTTTGACGTACAATGGATAGGGTCATTTAGCAGCGGTAGTAGTTCAGCTCAAGGAACAATTGGAGAAATAGGTTTGTATAATAAAACGCTATCAGACAGCGAAGCGCAAACGCTAGCAGGTTACTTAGCAACTAAATGGAATGCATAATGAAAAAGTTAATTACATTTTTATTTTTAATCAACATAGCTTTTGCACAAGACTCTTGGGTAAAAGTTGTTTTACTAACTGATGATTATCCAGTAGAAACATCTTGGTATATAATTGATGCTAATAACGATACTATAGCACAGAGTCAAGAAGGTATGCTTGAAAATACTGTTTACGAGGATAGTGTTGATTTGCTTTCTGGCAACTATAAAGTACAATTAAAAGATTCTTATGGAGATGGTCTTGGAGCAAGTCAATGGGGAGGAGTTGATGGTTCTTTTGTAGTTGAAAACACTTGTCAAGGAACATTAATGGAAGCTTATGGTAATTTTGGTTCTGAACTTGTACAAGATTTATTTATAGCGCCTTGCGCTCCTCCTGTATTTGAACCGTGCTTAGGAGTTGATAGTACTAACGCTTATCAACTTTGTTGGGGTAGTCAGTCTGCTGTAGTTTTTGAATGGTGGACACCTGTAGAAAACACAGGCTGTGATGTTACAAAACTACATCTTAGTACAGAAAACGGATATAACTTTACTTGGCCAGGATTATGGGCAGCTTCTAATGGTTACAATAACTTTGCCGCTCCAGTAGGACCAGGTCAAATGCCTCCAAACTGGGAGGAAGAACACTATATGGTTTTAGAGTTTGCTGATAGCTCTTTTTCAGACACTATATATTTTATGCCAGACCCTTGTATACCAGGTTGTACAGATCCAACACAACCTACTTATAATCCATGGGCAACTGTAGATAATGGTAGTTGCGCAGGTACAGTATGTGACACTGCTACTCAACATCAAATTACAATGCAAATTACATTTGATAATTGGCCTGGCGAAACTGGTTGGACAATGAATAGTGCTGGAGTAATTGGACAAGCTTTACCTGGTGAGTACAACTTTAATGATATAGGTAAAACATACACTTATGACTTCTGTGTTCAGCAATCTGGTTTTGAACTTATATTAACTGACGCGTTTGGAGATGGATTAGCTGGTGCTACATCTGGTGGATCTTTAGATGGTTATGTTGTTATATTTGATTGCAATGGAGATACTATATGGGAGTTAACTAATCCAGATTTTGGCGATGTAACCTACTCAGGACTTCAACAGGGTGCTGATTGTTTTGTAGAACCTATAATCGCTGGTTGTACTGATGATGATTATGTTGAGTACAATTACGAAGCCACAGAAGATGATAGTAGCTGTGTTACTCTACATGTTTACGGATGTACAGATTCTACTTTTTACAATTATAATCCTAACGCTACTATTAATGATATAGTACCAGATTGTGATTATACTTTATACATAGGTGACGCTGCTGGAGATGGTTGGGGTAATTCGTACCTAGGTGTTTACCAAAGCGGTGTAGCACTTGGTACTTTTACAATGGGTCCTGGTAATTTGTTAAATGACTTTCCTTTAATACTAGACTCAGATAAACCTGTTGAAGTTTATTACTTTGAAATCGGTGGACCACAAACACCACCTGAAGAAGTACAGTTTCAAACATGGCATAACTCATTTTATTTAGTAAATTCACTAGGAGATACTTTATTAGCAGAGGGAACTAATCCATTTGAGAACAATGGTCAAGGTGCTCTTCAGTCTTTTGATGCTCCGTTTTGGACTACGTATACAGCAGCTCCTTATTGTGGAGATTACTGTGAACCATTTACCTACGGCTGTATGGATTCACTAGCTGTAAACTATGATAGCGCTGTTAATACAGAAGATGGCAGTTGTTATTATAATCCTGGTTGTACATCGTCTGCATATCTTGAATATTACGATCAAGGTTTTGTAGCAGACTACGACGACAACTCGTGTCAGACTTTAGCTATTTGGGGGTGTACTGACAGCACCATGTATAACTTTAGCCCGGTAGCAAATATTGACAATGGGGGCTGTATATCTTTCGTATACGGATGTATGGACCCCACCGCGTTTAACTACGATCCTTTAGCTACGGCGGAGGATGTGTGTATAGCATACTTGTACGGATGTACAGACCCAACAGCTTTTAACTATAACGAAGAAGCAAACGCTGACAATGGTGCTTGCGAGCCTGTTGTTTTTGGATGTACAGACTCTACAGCTTTCAATTATAGTCTAGTAGCAAATACAGATAACGGTAGCTGTTTAGATTTTGTTTACGGTTGTACAGATCCATCAGCTTTAAATTATAATGCCTTAGCGAATGTTGAAGACTTTAGTTGTATAGACTATATTTATGGGTGTACTGATCCTATGATGTTTAACTATAACCCTAATGCTAACACAGAAAATGGATCTTGTATACCGTTCGTTTATGGATGTACAGATGAAGACGCTTTGAATTATGATGCTTTAGCTAACACAGATGATAACACTTGTATTGATTACATATATGGTTGTACTAATACTGAGGCGTTTAATTATCAAGCTACAGCAAATACTGATGATGGTAGCTGTATAGAGTATGCCTATGGATGCATCGACCCTACTATGTTTAATTATAACGCTGAGGCTAACGCTGATGATGGAAGCTGTGTTCCTTATGTCTACGGTTGCTTAGACGCTACAATGTGGAATTACTGCGATACTTGTAATACTGATAATGAAAGTTGTATAGAATATGTTTATGGATGTACAGATAGTTTGGCGCTCAATTATAACGATGATGCAAATACCGATAATGGTAGCTGTATTTATCCTTTGCCTGGCTGCACTGATCCGACCGCTCTTAATTACAATATCGATGCTAACGTGTCGGACAGTTCTTGCTATTATTCTGCTGGTTGCGCTGTTGGTGATATATACACTCTTCCTAATGAATGTTTTGCTTGGGTAATTGAAGTAGACGAATACTGTTGCAACATATCTTGGGATGGCGGTTGTGTTGATCTTTACCAATATTGCCAAGATGGATGGTCAGGACCTACAGATATAATTGAGATTAGATATGGTTTGTTTACATATCCCAACCCTACAAGTGATTATATATACGTAAATAGTAGGCTGAAAGTCGACATTACAGTCATTAATATGCTTGGGGATATAGTAATATCTAAGAAAAAAGTAAACACATTAGATGTGTTTAAATTAGCTCCTGGAGTATACAACGTGTTGATAGAACACGAAAACATAAAGGTAAATAAAAAGATTATAAAACAATAATAAAATGGCAACAATAACACCAACATTAACGCTTACTAGTACAGATGCTACTTCTGATACTTTGAGTTTGACTTTAACAGATTCACTGACTTCAACTGGAGCTGTGCTAAGCACTACTGTTGAAACGTCAACTACTGCTGCTGTTTTTTTAGCTGCGGCTGATTATGGTAAATCGTATATACTGATTAAAAACTTAAGCTCTACTGCATCTGAAAAAATTTACATTAGACTTGGAGCTACTGGTTCAGCTAATGTATTAGAATTAGGAGCTGGAGAATTTACGTTCTTCCCATGGGCTTCTGATGAAGACTTAGTTTACGACGCTGATGCTGGTACGCCAGCAATGGAAGTATTATTATTTGAAGCTTAAAAATAAAAAAATAAAAAATCATGGCAACTATAACACCAACATTTTCTTTAACAAGTACTGACGTAGCTAGCGATACATTATCTATAACTACAACAGATTCGTTAAGCGTTACAGCTTCTACTAACTTATCAAGAAAATCTATAGCCACTGGATCTGCTCAAGCAGTTTTAGCGTCTAATAGTAGTTTTTCTTATGTATATATAAAAGTTATTTCTTCTAGCAATTCAGCTTCTTGGGTTCAAGTTCTTCTTGGAGGAGATGCTAAACTTAAAATAAGAGTAGGAGAGTTTGCTTTTATCCCTATGTATAGTTCTCAAGCTATTACAGCAGAAGCTCAAACGGCAGCTTGTGTAATTGAGTACGCACAATATGTAGCAAACGTATAGTATGAAAATTAAAGTATTAAGATTTAGCTCAGAGTCAGACTCTACTCATGGCTTACTTTTTCAAGAAAATGACTTAGGCAATAAATTCCTGTGTTACACACTTGAAGACGAGCGTAGAGCTTTGAAAGTAAAAGGAGAAACAAGAGTACCTGCAGGTATATATAAAATAGAATTAAGAAAAGAAGGTGGATTTCATTCAAGATATACTAAAAAATATCCTGGTATACACCGTGGTATGCTTCATGTCACTGATGTTCCTAATTTTGAGTATATACTTATTCATACTGGAAACACTGACGAACACACTGCTGGGTGTCTTTTGGTTGGCGACTCACAAGAGAACAACCAATTACTACCTGACGGATTTATCGGTAAAAGTGTTAATGCGTATAAAAGGATTTATCCTAGTATTGCAAAAGCAATAGAAGAAGGAGAAGAAGTTACAATAGAATATATAGACTACGACTAAAATGGGAACACTTACACTTAGCATAACAGAAAATATAAACGTAAGCTCTGGTGGTTACGAGTTTAACTACACTACATCTGGAACTTCTGATGATTTAAACATAGCTAATGTAGATGCTTTTACTAACACTACGTTAAGTATACCTACATCTTTTGTTCAAGTAGCTAAATTTGCTAGTGGCGCAACTGTTGGTATGGGTTTGTACGACTCTGCTAAAATAAAATATATGCGATTTAGAAACGCTGATAGCAGTAATTTTGTAACACTACAGTTGAGTGATGCTACAGCTAATAAACAAGTTAATTACAAAATATTAGCTGGAGAAGCAATGTATTTTACTAGCCTAGTTTTTGATTGTAACTCGTCTACAACTACAGCTGCCGCTGATGTAGTGCAAGGTACTCAAAATGTAACTGGTTTAGCTGCTACTGCTGATGAAGTTCAACTAAAAGCAGATACAGCTGCTTGCAATGTAGATATACTTGTAGCTTACGATTTATAATAAATGGCTAGGCGTAAACGAAAAATTAAAGGCCTACAATATTTTGGTAGAAAGGCGGAGACTAGTAATATTTCTTTTGAAAAAGAATTATTTATTCCAAGAACTAAATCTTTATCTTTAAGTCATAGAAGTGCTGTGGTAGATGTTAGTGGAAAATTCTCCACAATACCCACAGCTGTTAGACCGCAAACCCTTGGAGATAATAATGATGCTCTGAATTCCTTTGAAGTTGCATCAGGTATTCTTTTAATAACTCCAACTAGCGATAGAACTAAAGCAACACCAACAGCTTCAGAGTTAATTAGCACTTCTTGTTTTACTTTTACTGAAAGATATCATTTTGCTGATATTGTTTTTATAAACTTAGCAGCAGCAACACATAAATTAACCATATCAGCTGGAACAGATGTTACTTTAACTGGTAATCTTGATATAGAAGCAAATTCTTCTGCTACATTTAGATTTGTTACAGCTGATTTATCTACAATAAAAGGTTTTAGAATAAGTTAAAATGGCAAAAATAGATACAATATCATTAAGCGGAAATAATTTCAAAAATATAGGTACTGATAGTATTGTCGGTATAGTCGCTTGTAATACAGATACTGAAGATATAACTTTTGATTTAATCATTGGTCCTAAAACACTGCACAACGGCACATCTACGACCGGAGCTGTTTTTATATTAAAAAGTATACCCATACCCACTGGATCTTCTTTGGTATGGGATGACGACAATATTCTAGGAGAAGCTTTTAAAACAGGGTCTAAACTTAGAAACTATCAAGACTCTAGAGGTGTGTTTACAGATATTGTAAACAATACGTTTCTTATTAGAGTGGGTAGTGGTCATACTGCTGATGTTTTGTTAAGAAGAAGATAACAATTACTTAATATAAAAAAACGGTCCACAAGTAACAATATACTCATGGACCGTAGAATTGACATCAGTAAAGCTTTATATGTAGCTATAATGATTATCGTTTATTCGATAGCTTTATACTAAAGCTCCGTTTTTAATCTCTTGAACTTCAACACGAACTTCTTGTGCAATGTTTTTAATATCTTGCATAGCTTTTCTTATTCGTGTTCCTGCAGATTTATTTCCTTGTTCAAACTTTTCAACATCAACAGCGGTAGCAATTAATGTTTGCATCATGTCATTCATTTTAGAATTTAACTCGTTCATAATATTAAATTAAAGATTAGTTACTTCACATGAACCACCAGCACAAGCAAGCTCGCCTGATAGATCTGTATTATCGTTCATTTCTACTACATTTTCAAGATTAACTATAGACAAATGTTTCATACGCTCATCATATTCCTTTTTAGATATGTCTTCAAAAGGCGCTTGAGTATATGTACCACCATCATAAGGTAATACTGATAAACCGTTGTAGCAGTTACGGTTGTTCCACATCCACTCACCAGCTTTATCCCACTCATCTTCTTTCAAAGATATAGTAGCAGAAACATTGTGAGTGTTGCTTCCTGTTCTGTGTCCTGGTGTAACCCATTCATCAGAAACTTGCTTAACTCTTTCGAGTAAATCAAACGCGGACTCAGTTCGGACAATAGAACCTTTTGGCGCGTGTTGTGGTATTTCAATCACAGCGGTATCGTGTGGTCTGAAATATTCATCTTGGATTAGTTCAGGAAGATGAATTGATAGATACGAATATATCGCTTCGTTTTTCCCTACACGTAATCTACGAACATAATAATCATTATGCCATGCATGAATACCGGATGAAGTTCCGAGTACCAGAGATGTCGTCCCTGCAGGCTTCACGCAGGTTGTTCGTGCAGCTTTGTTAATATCAATTAACTTAGCTACTCTTGTATTCTCACGTTTTACCATCTCCGCGGCTTTCTTCATATCAAGTTCTAGCACCTTTTTAGAAGCTATCCCTGTCATTGATACACCAATAAGAGCATCTTTTTCAGTTGTCTCTCTCCAGACTTCACGTAAGTAATGGAAGTCTGTATAACCAGCTTGTAACGTACCTATAAACGCAGCGGCTTTGACTCTCGTGTTAAGATCGTCTTGATCAACTACATCTGATACATTAACTTCACATAGGTTACAAAATTGATAAGGACGTAAGGCTATCTCACAACAAGGATTAGTTCCCCAGTCTTTATCATTATTAAGGTAGATACCAGGCTCACCTGAACCAGACAGCTCAATACGTTTCCATAAGCCCATAAAGAACTCTTTTGTAATTTTATGTCTGATAAGTACAGCTGAGTTATTAGCTCTACCACGTTGTGGGTTTGTTTCCCACCAACTTCCTGCTTTGCAAGAAATCATTTCCTCATCATACGCTGAAAACAACGATATTAAAGCTGCCCGTCTAATGCCGCCTGCAAGTACAGCATCAGCAATATGGCAAACAATATCATGAGCTTCAAGAGTGGTGAGTTTTGTTCCGTCTTCTTTCGCATCTAATATACCTTGAATTTTTACTAAACATTCTTTTAATGGTTGAGGACCTGGAGCTTTACCGCCAGAGGTCACAAGCCTAGCTCCTTTTGGTCTAATATCAGAATAATCAAACTTGATCTTAGATGATCTCTTAGAGCCTAAGTAAGACTTGATTAAGACCTTAACTGCATCAGACCAACCTTCAATACTATCGCCAATAACAAAGCGTCTTTCACGTTTGTCAAATGGTTTAATAATTGATGGTAGTTGCTTTACATGATGATGTTGTACTGAATAACCAACACCACAGCCAGACAATAATAAGAACATACACTCATTAAAAGAGTCTATAGAGTCTATAGGTAAGTACGAACAGTTATATAACCTGTTAGGTGATAACTCAATTGGCTTACCTGAGAACTGTAGGCTACGCATAGAAGGCAGAACCTTCTTAGCGTAAACCAACTTATATACGTTCTCAATATCGTCAGCTAACTTAGGGTATTTCTTTTGATGCATCTCTTTATTTCGAGTTACAAGCTCTTCCCAAGTCTCTCTCCTATTTAATTCAGGAATATATTTTGCGTACTTCATATGTACGGTAATATCCGACAATATATCTTTCATTATTAGTATTTATAAATAGTTAAACAAATATCTAAGAAACCTAAATAGATTACATGATTGTCCTTAGATTCTTCTCTGTATGTTCTCATGCCGAACAATAACCCTGGAAATGTACCAAAGCTTAATTCCCAATTATCTCTCATTTCGTTTTTTTAAGATTAATTCTACTACTTTGTCACACTCCTTCTGATTCTGAGGTTTATATAAAGTTACATGAGGCAAGTTATCTTTTACGAATTTTTTAAACAATTTCCAACGCATCGGAAACGTATCATTCGCTCGCCCTTTACACTCAATAATAACTTCATCTGTAAGTCCAATAAAATCAGGAGTATACTTAATACCAAGGATTTTTTTACTTCCTCTATTAACGAGATCGCCTTTGCCGTTTGCTTGTCGCTCGTAACTTTCGTTATCAAACATGAACCCTGGAAATATCTCGTATGTCATACCTTCGTAAGCTGTTTTTATTTTAGCTTTACGTAAAGCCATATACATATATTTCTCAAGGCCAGAAGCAAAGGTTATGCCGTCATACATAACCTTTTTAGCTCTGACTGGACCTCGTTTACGTTTAAAACGCTTCTTCATCATCATTAAACTTTTGTATTAAAGCTTCTTCAGATAGATCACGAAGTTCTTCACGTGCAGTTTGTATGTACAATATTGCATCCATAAGCTCTTCTTGAATATCTTTTAAATATCCTTGTAAGTCTTTCATACCGGTTGTACGTTCGTTATGTAATGTTTGACCATACTTTTTAAAACCTACATTTGATCGTCTAACAAACTCTTCACAAACGTGATAAACTACAGGGTCGCGAAAGTCAAATCTTTTTGACACTGCAATCCCTGATTTTGCGTTGTTGATTTCTGTACTACTCATTGGTTGTCTTTTACAAATGTTCCGTTAATCATTTTACCTTTACGCTTACTAATTACGTTGTAAGCCTCTTGAATACACTCTTCGATAGGTACACCAACAAGCTCAGCTAAATTAGTTAATACAACTACAGCATCACCAATACCATCAATGATTTGCTCTGTATCATTTTTAAGTATAGCTCTACCGATCTCACCAGTCTCCTCCATTAACTTAATGTATTGAGTTTTAGGATCACCTTTCTCATACAAACCTCTTTCATTAGCCCATTCTCTAATACAGTTAAATATCTCATCACCACAATCATCACACTGCGTGTCGCAAGATGTATCAACTTTGTTATTATCAAACCATCTAGCTAAAGCTTTGTTGTACACATAACACCTGTCTTGAGTATACTGTGATGGTTTAACATTGTTCATTATCCACTTAACAGATTCTTTTGTGATCAATACACGACCAGCATCTGTTTCCCATGACATACCTATGTTATCCATAAGTCTGCCTTTTAGTTTATTGACTGGACATGGGAATGTCGTAGTCATTTCTGTTATGTTTATATCCATATTTTTTAATTCTATAAAATTATTATTAAATAAATCCTTATACAGTTGCCTATCAACCCTATAGCCATGACGCTCTTGTAAATACAGTTCACGCTTAGATATATAATCTATATCATCAGACATTTCTAGTATTTCATACTCGCCTTCGTTATAACCTTGTTGCTCTTCAACTCTATTTTTAACATTGTTCGTTACTCCGATTTTAACACCGGGTATGTGGTATATACAATACGTCATAAGTGATACATCATTTCTTTAGTAAATGGTAACTTATCATTATATAAATGTAA